TACACTGTTAATCTTCGCGATTTACCATCCGTCTTCATCAATATCTTCTCTTCCGTTCTTTTATATTCTGATTTTGTTGGTTTTATTGAGTTTGTTGACTTTGTTGAGTTTGTAATGGTCTTTGTTGGGGTTTTTGGTGGGGTCTTTGTTGGGGTCTTTTGAAGGGTCTTTGTTTGGGTGTTGTTTGGGGTCTTTTGAGATTTGAGGTTTAAGGTTTTGAGGCTTCGTTTCCCCCCTCCTTCTCCTGGTCCTCCTTCTCCTTCTCCTTCTCCTTCTCCTTCTCCTTCTTCTCCAGATCCTTGTCCTTTTCCTTCTTTTCCTCGCTGGATTTGCTGGGGGCCTTCTTCTCCTTGTCCTTCTTTTTTTTCTCCTCCTTCTTCCATTTCATCTTCTTCTACTCTATCTTTTTTTCTTTCTGTTTCTACTACGAATTCTCCTGGTGCTTGATTTTTTCCTTGACTATCGTGAAAATCTCTTATTAATATTACAAATATTTGAAGTAAATTGAAGATTCCTACTATATTGTTATATATATTCTTTAATGTATTTTGTAGAAATATCTGTCGTTTTTCCCTAAATATATTGAGTATTTGATCATTATCCATCTCATCTATTTTAATACTAATTTTCTCATCATAACTCTTATTTAATATGGTATTCAATTTTCGTAATAGCAAATGCATTTTATCTAAAATATTTGTTTGAATTGTTGTTGAAAACACTTGTTTATCATTGTCATTATCATCACGGTGGTGAAAAACATAAATATAAACCTCTGTGTAAATTCTTTCAAATTGTTTTAAAAAGTTTGTAAGTTTTTGTTCAATGTCTCCAACCAAATTATCATTTACCAATGAATTGAAATTTTTAATTATATTATTCAACACATCGTGTTCTTCTTCTTCTTTTTTTTCTTCTGATTCTTCTAATTTTGGTAATTTTGGTAAAGGTTTAAGAATTCTTCCTTTTTTACCTCCATTTTCTTCTCCTTCTCCTTTTGCTACTGGTTTTCCTTCTCCTTCTTCTCCTCCTTCTTCTTCTGATCCTTGTTTTTGTTCATCACTAGTCACTTTCGGAAACTCGGTATTATATAATTTCTCTATTTTTATAATTTTGCATATATCATCTATATTATTAAATAAATACATAATTTTTTCACCACTTGAAAAAAAACTCGTATAATCTTTATATATATCTGCCTTAAGTTTCTTTTCTGATGATTCATATTTTTTATCTACTGTATTTATATTTAAGGTTTTCCTATCTTTTTCAATAATCATAATAAATTTGTATTCCTTAATATCGACAGCTTCTTTTCCCCCTGCTGCTGTGATTTTGATAAAATCTTTGCTGTTTTCAGACGAATGTTGTATTAATTTTTCCATTCTAATTATTTCACATATTTGTTCAAATTTCTCTATAGGGTAAAATATAATTCTACTACCTTTATTATCTGTCATAATTTCATATTCTCCTTTTTTATCTTTTATATCTGATATTTTTCCAACTTCTAGGATATTCCTTGTTGATTTATTTGGTTTAGAAACTGCATACAACTTGATCGCTTCTTTTTTTCCCGAGATCTCAAGTAAATTTTGAAAATTTACTTTTACTAGTTGTTCCCCCTCCTCATTGTCCTCATCGGAGCTCCCATCCTCCTTGGCATTAGGCGTCTCTCTATTCTCACCCGGTACCACTCCTTTAGCAAAATTATAAAATTTTAGTTTTTCAAATTTTTTAACAATTTTTCTTAATTCAGATAGAACATTTGTTCCATATTTAAACATAGATTTATTAGACTCAAGCAGATAACCATTATTGATATGTCTAATTATATCATCCTTTATAATATTTCCGATTTTTATTTTGAAATCATCTGTAAATTCTTGATCTTGTATTTCAACAATTTTTTTATAAATGTTTTCAAGAGATGTAAGGAATTGTTTGTGAATTTCATCATCGTCTGCTAAACTGTAGAATTTAATTTTATTCAACTCTGTTTTTATTTTTTGAATTAGTGGACTTTTTTCTTCTGCATTTAAACCACCAATATTTTTCCTTTCTTTCGTACCACCATATACCCATCGTGTTTTATTTTTGTTGTTTAAATATTGCTGCTTAAATATTGAAAGTTGTTTATATTGTCTTCCAACTTTGACAAAAAGTTTACCAGCACCATTCATTTTATAAGTTAAAAAAGATTTCCCATCTATAACAGTTTCTTTATAATGTACCCATTTATCCTTTTGAGATTTATTAGACACATTTGTTTTAGATTTAGATTTATTTAACATTTATTAATATTTCTAATATAGGAAAATGTTATAAAAATTAAATATTTTTTCATGAAATTAATATATCTTATAAATAATAAATGGATGAACTCAATGAAAAAAAAATTGACGATGAACAAGAAAGTATCAAAAAAATAAGTGATATTCCCGAAACGATTAAAGATTTTGTAATTGAAAACTTAAAAATTTGTTTGATAGATAAAGAAACACAAGTTATGCAAGTTGTAAGTACATTGTGTAAAGTAAATCATAATGCAAATAGTAATGATGTAATAAATAAAAATATTTCGCTTTTCACTCATCAATTAAGCAATTCTATCGACACTATTATTCAAAAAAATATTCAAATAGATAAATCATTTTCTAATGAACAAATTGATATAATGAATATTGAAAATATTAAAACCATTTCTCATTTCGATAATATTTTTCAAACAAATTGTACAGAAATATTATCTAAAGATTATCAGACGAATAATGATAATCCAGTTAAATACCATATAGGAATCTTTTTTGTAACAAATGAAATTGAATATATTCATATTTGTCCAATTCAAAACAATATAGATAAAAATAAAGAAAAAATTAAAAGATTGAGTTTGATTTTTTTATATTATCTCAAAGGTGCAATTTTAAAAAACAATTATGTAAATAAAGAATGTTTTGTTCAAAAACTTGAATACCATTTTGCTGAAAAACAATTTCATATCAAATTTGACTATGATATTAAAGATGAAATACAAGAAAGTAGCGAGAACATAAATGAACCTAAACTAGAAATAACAGTCGATAATAAAGCAGATATAAAAAAAGGTATCGAAGCCATCAATGATATATTGAATGAACCTAAACTAGAAATAACAGTCGACAATAAAGCAGATATAAAAAAAGGTATCGAAACCATCAATGATATATTGAATAAATCTCAAATGGAAATAACAGTCGATAATAAAGCAGATATACAAAAAAGTATCGAAACCATCAATGATATATTGAATAAATCTCAAATGGAAATAACAGTCGATAATAAAGCAGATATACAAAAAAGTATCGAAACCATCAATAAAATATTGAATAAATCTCAAATGGAAATAATAGTCGATAATAAAGCAGATATACAAAAAAGTATCGAAACCATCAATAAAATATTGAATAAATCTCAAATGGAAATAATAGTCGATAAAAAAGCAGATATAAAAAAAAGTATCGAAACCATCAATAAAATATTAAATGACCCTAAAATAGAAATAACATTCGATAAAAAAGCAGATATAAAAAAAAGTATCGCAAAAATACAAACATTATTAGCTAATTCCAAAACAATCATTGAAGTCAACGAAAAAAATGATATAGTGGATTTTGTTAAGAAACAAACAAATTTGGCAAAAATCCCAGAAGAAATAAAGAAAATTATTGAAAACATTGCAAATATAACAATAAATTCAAATAAAAAACCCCCTAATGACAAAAGATTATTGATAGAAGCTCAATTAGTAAAGATATCAAAACAAATACGATATTCTAAACCAGACGATATACAAAATGTAGTCACTTATTTAAATGAACAAGAAAATGAAAATAATGAATCATTATTGAAAAAAATAAATCAAATCTTTGTTACAGCTATAAGTAAACAAACTGTAATATTTGAAAAAGAAATACCAATATTAGAATCAAACTTTAAAGAAATATATAATAATTCTTGGTTAAAACCCTTTTTTTATAAAGGTATGTCGATTAAAGCCAACCAACCAGATGTTGCTTTGAAAATAGATGAAAAGAAAGGGCAAATTGTAATGAATCAAAATTTCAAATTGGAATACATCCCCCCCTAAAGACCAGAACCAAACCCAATCATAAAAAATGAAAATGCCATTATTGATACAAATATCCATAAATAAATATATATGAATTCGCGTCTTTTGTCTTCACTGCATTCACACTCTATTTTCTTCAAATTATATATATATGTTAACAATGCTATAACATTCATAATACTTATTAATCCAATTATACTTGTAAAAACAACCATTATTCCAGTATATTCAAATGTATAAAACACATTGACTATAAAAGATAATAATGAAAAACCTATACTGAAATATGCCCAAAATTTGATATATGGTGTTTTCCAATCTTTACTACATTCACATTCGATTTTATTTAATTTGTCAATCCATGTTATTATAAAAGTATTGAGCATTAAAGCCAATAAAAAACCGACAAATCGCACCATTGGTTTTATTGTAAGTTTCTGTGATACAATCTCTGAAGACTTTTTCACCATTTTCCCTATTTACTTACGAACATTATTTTTTATTTGAATATTTTTTTTCAATTCTTCAACAATACGAAGATGCTTCTGAGAATATTGTCCATTTAATTCAAAAGTCTTCTTCTGTTTCAAAGATTTAGTTCTCCTTTTATGAAATGACTCGTCCATATTTATTACTTATATAATATATAAATCATTTTTTAATAAAAATCAAATTCATAATCATCATCTTCTTCATCATCGTCATATATAATAGAGTGTAATATATTTTCAATTTCATCTTCGGTCATATTGGGTTGTTTCGGTGAACAATAAAGTGATCCACTCGGTGTATCCATAATAGTAGGGTAATCATTGATGATTTCTACATCAAGATCAATAAGAGATAATAGAAATTCTATTTTATCCTTTTCTTTTTTATTATTCATATAATAAACACCTTTCTTATCATCATAACAAATTATAATACGATCCGCATTTGATGACATGTATAATCTATTCGTACTGAAAAATACAAGAAACATCTGATCAAAATTCATAAAAGGTATCGGGTCTTTTTTCAATACAGGTTTTGGTAAAAGTTTTGGTTGTTCCATATAAGAATGATTTGAAAGTTGATTTAAATATTGGGAATTCAAAGAGGTTTTTTGCAATCTAGGTTTAATAAAGAAACTATTTATATTGAAAAATGCATCAACAACAGCAATCAAAGATAAAAAACATAAAACACGCCTCATAATATAATGATATTATGTTTTTTGTTTATATATGATATAAAAATAATATCTTTTCAAAGTAGATGGATCCGAAACCACCATTGATCTTGGTTGCGATATCAGTTTTCGCAATTACATTATTACCAATCGTTTCAAATATTATCCTTATTTTATGGATAAATAAAATGGAAGAAAACAATTGTATTTGCAGCGAAGATTGGAAAAGACCGTTGATTAAATATTGGGCTATATTTTCATTATTCTATTATGCTGTTATCTTTTCTTTGAAAATATTAGGATTTTGGGAAGGTAAAGAAACTGATGTATCAAGTTTATTCTTAGGAATTTTATATTTATTGAGTTTCTTAAACACTTTGGCAATTCTATATTATATATCAAATTTGAAAGATATCAAATGTGAATGTAGTGAAGATATAAAAAGAGAGTTTATTTATGTTTTTGAATGGTTGCGATTCTCGATTTATGTAACTGGTTTTATTCTACTCAAAATCTTTCTACTTTATTATTTGTATGTTTTTATGAAAGTTGGATATATGAGAAATAAGTAATCAGTCATTCAAATAGATTCTTTTATATTTTCTCATATCTCTGATATGTTCTTTTAATTGATCCATAGTCATTTGAAATATATCACAAATATCTTCTTTTTTCTGTTTATCTTTCACGAGATCAAGTGCAATTTTGATTTTCCTATATTTAATTCCATCAACAGTTCTCTCGTGGTTTTTTGCAATATAATTATCATCGCATCTATTCAAAACTTCACAAAGAAGCAAAGTTTCTTCATCTGTTGTCCAAGGAGTTCTATGTTTAGACATTTATATTAATTTTATTCAACAAAATAATCATTTTTTATTATTTTTATATAAAACTTTAAAGAGAATGATAAATTGAAAAATGATTCTTTTGTTACCAAACGAAATAACAGATTCGATAATATCAAATTTGAAGTTAAATGATTTTTTACTTTTGAAACAAACAAATAAATCATTTGATAATATTCTACATCTTTATACATTAGAACCGTTTTTCAAATCCTTACACATAACTGAATTATTAATCAAAAGCCATTTCACAAAAGCATTATTTTATAAATATGTTGAAAATATAACATATGATAGTGTCCCAAATTTTCACATAAAATTTATATCAATCGATTCAAAAGAATCTCATCCACAAAACACAATTAAACTTTTACAAATTTTGATGAAATATGTAAAAGAGCAAAAAAAGTCACAAATGCGTATGTTAATGACATCTAGAATGGTGAAATTCATAAAACAAATATCAGATCATAATAGATGTCAAGAATGCAAGAAATGTAAGAAGACTTTTCGCGTTTTTTTTAATTTTATAAAATATCCAAATGAGTTTTTATGGGAAGAATATGATTTTGATTTCTTTGAATTATATCATAAAATCAATTCTTTTGTCAAAACGAATGAAAATTATAACTCAAAAGAAGTTCTGAAAAGATTAATAAATGATTTGAATATTTGATATTTGTTTGTAAAGTATTAACGACACCATATCTTTTTTAATTATATAATCATCCAATTCTCTCAAAACATTTTCATCATATTCCTTAATCAATTCGATACTATTAAACGAATTAAAATATTTTTTTTCAAGTTCGTAAATGATTTTACGATCACAATTATGACATAATATTTCATCAATTTCTATTATATTTCTTGAATTAACATATTGACATATGTATGAAATAATAAGTTCATCTTTTAAAGAAATGTCTTGAAATTTTTGAAAGAAGGATTGAACAAACATCTCTATATTTTTATCTTTGATATTTGAAAAATGTTTTTTAGTTGAAATATCATACAGTATCATATGAATTTGGACAGTAAAATAAAGTCATTTTTTGAAAATACCAAAATAAAAAAATGATATTTTGAAAATATTATTATCAATTTATGTTGACACATATATTTCATATATCAGATATTCATATACGAAATGGTGATATACGACAATGCAGATATGATGAATATAGTAATGTCTTCAAAAACTTATTTGAATCTCTGAAAAAAAATATCAAACGATTGAAATTGAAGAAAGCAGATTTTCGCATTATTGTATCAGGAGATATCTTTCATAATAAAAACAATGTTGGAAACTATGGTCTTATGTTATATAAAGAATTTATTGAAGGATTGACGAAAATAGGTAAAACAATTTTATTTCACGGGAATCACGATAAAAGCCAGTGTGACATTAATCAACCATCCTTAATATCTTCAACGATGCTAATAGATAATTTGCAGATATTAAATGAAACTACATGTTTTAAAATAGATGATGTGTGTTTTTCATATGTCAGTGTAGACGATACATTAGATTCTTATAAAACAAGTGGGAGAATAGAAAATCTTCCAGAATTTCCATATTTAGATTCTGAATACAAAATTGCTATGTTTCATGGGACATTTGGAAATGTTTCATTATATAATGGAACAAATGTATCAGATGAACATAAACCATATCCATTTAAATGGCTTCAAGAATTTGATTTTGCAATATTGGGAGATATTCATTTGCGTCAGTATGGAGAACAAGGCAAAACATTATGGGGCTATTCTGGATCTTTAATTCAACAAAATTTTGGCGAAGATGTAATAGATCATGGATATATGATATGGAATATTCCAAAAAGGGAAATAGAAGAAGTCAATGTTTACAATGAAACAGGAATGATAAATATAAAACAAAAGGACAATCAAATTTTGATGAGAAATCGAGGTAAATATCTTGATATTATGCAATATATATGTCATCCAAACTTTCCGAAAATATTAGAAATCAAACTATATTCGTCTGTAAATATTGTACAATTAATGAGTTTGTTTGAAAAATATGATATTAAAATACAAATTGTCAGTCATATAATTGAAAAACAGAACAATAACCAATGTATAAATGATATAAATGATTTATCTATAAATCAAGATACAATAATTCAATATTTTAAAAATCATTTATCATGTGAACAACATGATATTCTCAGGAAAATTCTGAATGATTACGAACAATTATATTTTAATCTATCTGAATATCCTGAAGAAATACATGATGAATGTTTGAAAAAAAACAGAGAAATATCACAACATATTCTCAAATGTATGGATAATGATAATATACCACCTAATCAACAATTTACAATTAAATATTTGGAATGGAAAAACATTTATTGTTATGAGAATCTTAATCATATTGATTTCTCGAAAGCATATAATAATACATTTCTTATTTCTGGAGATAATGGTACAGGTAAATCTGCAATATTTGATATTATAACAATGGGGATATGGTGTGAAACAACCTCTTCAAGAAACGGAAATATATCAACAAATTTGATAAATAATAAATATAAAACTGGATATATTGAAATTCATCTTGAAATCGCGGAAGATGAATATATTATAAGACGAAATTTTAATAAGACTCAATCTGGTTTTGTGAAAAAAGTTTCAATATTTCTTAATAATAACTTATTGAAAAAAGACAATGCTGCTAATGAAATTATAAAAGAAATATTTGGTAAAATGGATGAATTCCTAACATCATCAATGATAACTCAATATGTTGATAATGATATGTTAAAGATGAATTATAAAGAATGTTTATCAGTCATTGATAAATCATGTAAGATTGATTATATCTATAATCTTTATATATTGCTCAAAAACTGTTTGAATAAATATAAAGATCTTCATAAAACACTCAAAAATAGACGAAGTGTATATGAGAAAATAATCATACAAGATCAGACATATGATACTGAAGAATTATTGAAAACATCAGAACATCTTATCAATCAAAGAAAAGAATTAGAAGAAGAATATGATAATATTGATTTGACAACTCGATATAATAAACAAGAAATTCTTTCATCAAATTTTGAAGATATTTTATCAAAAAATAAAAATCAATTAAATAAAACTCAATATGACGAGCTTATCAATCAAAAAAAACTATTAAATGATAAATTGTCTCAATATTCCTATGAAGAAATCATAGAAAAATCATTAAAATTCAAACCAAATATGGAAATAAAAAATGTTGAGAAATCTTGTGATAAAAAGTTTATAGAAGATGAAGAACAGTTTTTAAAGAACTACAAAAGAGACATTCATTATTCTACAAAAGAATTCGAAGAAATAAGAAAGAAGAAGGAAAAAATAGATTCTTCAATACAAGAAATACTAAAAATCAAACCAATTGTGGTGACAAAACCTCAATATACTGATAAATATATAAAAGAATTTGTAGCTCAATATTATCAATATGATGTAACAGAAATTGAAGAATTAAAGAAATATTATGATGAATATAGTAAACCTAGTAAAATAGAAACTGAAATATCGTTGTCAGCATATACACAATATCTTCAACAACATAAAAAAATTCAACAAGAAATATCTGATTTGAATAAAAACAAGAAAATTCAAGAAGATAATTTAAAGACAAAATATGAAATATTAAATGGACTTTTGAAATCGCATTTTAATAAACCAGATATTCCTTGTAGGTTCAAAACAAGTAAAGGTATATCAAAATATATCTCAAATATAAATGAAGAAGAATTATTCATACACTATCGTGATTTGACGAAACAATTCCAATCTATCAAAAAACAATATGATGATGAAATTTCAAACAAATTAGAGATTAAAAAACTTGAAAATGAGCTAATTTCTTATGAAACAGATGACGAATACCAATATGATCCATCGTGTCAATATTGTTGCAAAAGATCATGGGTAATTCGTATCAATGAAATAAAAGAGAGAATTGCTGTTATGAAAAAAAATACAGATGATAAAATAGTTGATCAGTATAATGATATATCAAATGAATATGATAATATAGAAAAGAAGGTCAAAGAATATCAAAGTTTGAAAGATTGGTTTAATTATTATCGATTTGATGAGAATTTGAATCAAATACAAAGTGATATTGAAAACTGTAAAAAGAAAATACAAGAGATCAAAACAAATGAAGAAAAAATGGTAAAGGATAATGAATATATATGTGATATATGTCGACAATTTGAGTCACAATCTTCGAATATATACAAAATATGGCATCAATTGGAAGAATATAAAAAATATACCGAATGGAATCAACATTATGAACAAAAAATGTCTGAAAAGGAAAAAATCGATATACTATTTGAAAAACATTATGAATATTTACAATATGAACCTAGATATCTACGACTTGAAGAGTTGAAAAAACAATATCATATTTGGGAACAAAATGAAATAATATTTTGTCACAATTATGTAATCATCAAGAGTCAAATTGATGAATATGAAGAAGAACAGAAATGTAAGGAATGTATAATGATCAAATCCGCATACGATAGAAAACAACATTTGAGTGATATGATCAAAAAATTAAATGAAGAGAATGAAAAATGCCAGAAAGAGATAATGAAATATGAAACATTAAATGAAACTAATAAACAAAATACAACAGAATATCAAAGATATAATGAATGTGTAACAAAAATAGAAAATATAGTGGAAATTATAGAAATTATAATCAGTAAATTTAAATTATACAGAATAGACTTATATGATAATCATATATTAAAAAAACTGATGAACAATGTAAATGACTATATTAAAAAAACAATTCACAAAGAATGTAAATCCTTTGAACTAGATTATACGATAACAGATGTAAAAGAAAATATTCATATAAATTGGTTGATAAAGAACAATCATGGAGTGAATTGTATCAATAATGCATCAGGGTTTCAAAGATTTGTTATATCAATGGCTTTAAGAATGGGTGTATTTCAAAATAAGAGATGTGACCAAATATTCTTCGACGAAGGATTTACAGCTTGTGATAAGAATAATTTATCGAATGTACCATTATTTTTGAAAGGATTATTAAGAAATTTCAAATCAGTAATAATAGTATCCCATATAGATTTGATTCAGGATAATGTAGATATTATTTCAAAAATTAAATATGATACTGCAGTTGGATCAAAAATATGTTGTTGAATATATCAATGAAAATAAAAAATATAAGTATATAATAAACATATTGTCAAATGGAAAAAAACTATAAATCTCTTAATGATTTAGATTTATTGAGGAAAAACAATAAAACTACCACGAAATCTATCAAATCTATCAAATCGATTCAATCATTACAATCTGTTCAATCATTGAGATCACTTAGATCATATATGAAATCAAAGGAAGATAAAAAAAGATATCTTTTCAAGTTTTTTAGAAAATCAGATTTAAGAAATGAAAAATCGTTTAAATATAAGTTTGACCTTTTTGTGTTACCCAAAAACTATTATTTGTGGAAAGGAATAACTAAAGGTAAATCATATGATCGTACTATGACAATGAATAGTTTTTATTCTAATAAAGAAGTTGCTTCTATTTATGGAACAAAAAAATCTCAACCAGGTACGGATTTGCAATTCAAGATTATCAATGAAATCAAATTATTTGATTTAGGAAATATCGACAACATTAAAATCATTTTTAGAATATTGGACAAAATAACATATGACAATCTACAAGATAAATCAAATAAATTTTACTCCTATCTTCGTGAAAATTTTGAAACCAATTTTAACACAAAAACATATAACGAAAATGAATATGTGAGCAAATGTATTGAGATGTATAAAGGTCTACTTGTCGACACAACTGTAAATTTATCATTCGATGATAATAAAAGAATCAAAAGTCCAACTAGATGTGAAAGAAAATCTTGTGTTTTTTTTGATGAGGATTTAGTTAAATTTTTGAAATCATTTGATGATAAATTTGATGGTTGGATTCATTTCAAGACTGATTTTTTTCACGATGAAATATTGTTATTTGACACTAGTAAGCATCTCAAATTTATTGATTATCATCTTATTTAACTTTCATTCTTGTAATTTTGTTTTTCGTCATTTGACATTTTACTCCAAATTTCAGCAGCCATAGACAATAATTTATTATGTTGTACATCATCATTAGATTCCTTCAACTCTTTTATTTTGATTTTTATGAAACGGTTGTAAGCAGTTGGTTCTCTTTTTTTCTTCGGTAACCCATTTTTATCAAGTTTTGGTTTGTTGACAGGTCTTCCCCTTTTCTTTGGTTTATCATCATCATCATCATCATCGTCTTCTTCTTGTTCATTAATATTATTGTATTTAAGATATGAATTTTCTAACATTTGTAGCATTTCTTCGAGACTATATTTTTGTTTTGTATTCAAATACATTTCAAAATCGTTCAAAATATTTGAAGTTATCATTACTGAGATACAAATATAAGTTAAAATATTCAATCATTTTTTGTAAGATGTTTGATAAAAAAATAAAAATGTATATGAGAAGAATAGATATGGACAGTTTGGCACTGGCGAAATATAATATATATACATCAAGAATAAGAAATGTTTACAATGGATCAAATTTAGGGATGGCTCTAATTGGTTTATCCCAATCTAATTTAATCGATGAAAGAAACAGTAGAAGAAATATATTATTTGTCGGTACGAGTTTATTGATAATTGCAATATTATATGGAATCGATAATGTTTTAGATTATGAGGAATTTGTTTATAAACACGGTATAAACGATGGTGTTAAGTTTTTAAATAATAACTCAATTTATAATGATATATCTATAATAAAAATGTTATTGGCACTTTTAATAATTGTAGTAACATCAATATTTATAAATATTTTCTATTAAAAAACCTTGAATATAAATAGAACATAACTAAAAAACATGGGTACCACTCCTATGAATATGGACCCTAATAGTAATAAATCCCAAGGTGTCGTCGTCACAAATAGAGGTAGAGTAGTAGTACAAACACAACCGCATAACGTACCAGCGCCACAATCAAAAAGTCGAAATCAATGTAACAAAGAAAAAAAAATTGAATCTCCTTACGATTTAGTAAAAAAACAAATGAATGTATTAAGATCCAACATACGAACAAAAAACCTAAAAAATATTAAACAATCTATTCTTAACTTAACAGAATCGTTGGATGGTATGAAAATAGCACTTGAGATATTTGAGAATACATTAGATGAAAAAATAAATACAGGGAAGAATGAAGAAGTTACAGATGATGATTTGTGTATGTTGTTTGGCAATTTACTGAATGAATCTAAAATTCAATCACCATCAAAATCACCATCAAAATCACCATCAAAATTAGAATCAAAAAAAAGAAAAATTGGAATTGGCCAAAATGGTGGAAGAAAAAATAAATAGAAAACACTTAAAGAAAAAATCTTTTTTATAATAAACAGACATGATGTCACGATACATTACAATATTGTTTATTTTATTACAAAATACAGAAGCTTTTTTACCAATAATGTCGATAGAACCTTTTAATCAATGGCATTGTATAGATTTTGTGAAAAATATTGATAAAACAAAACCGTATTCATATAATATCGGTGATTTACCGCTTGTATCTTGGTTTGATAAAAATCAAGTTTATACTACGATGAATATATGCGAGCACATGGGATCAAAACTGGATGAAGGTAAGGTCGAAAATGGTTGTTTATATTGTCCATATCACGGAATTGAATACAATAAAAGTTCTACACTAGGTGAGTCACTAATATATCAAGATAAACTATGGTGGAGTTATGATCCAATTAAAAAGTCACCACCGTCAATACCATTTTATAATAATAAAAATTATGAAACATCGACAATAACAGTTGATATTGATGCAAATATCAAAGATTGTATAAAAAATACAATGGATATCAATCATCCTGCACTTATACACAATAATCTATTAGGGTTTGGGAGCAATATACCCCCGCAAAATATCAAGAAATACAAATATAAAGATCAGGATAAACTCGGTATGTCGTTCAATTATAAATCTTTTAATGGATTAACTTATTTAAAGAAAGGTTTGAAAAAATCAATAAATTTTCATATGTATGAATATCCTTTAACATCTTGGTCAAGGGTATCTTTGCCATATGGTGAAAATCTTTATGTAAATGTAAATCTTTTACCATTATCAAATGATAAAACGAAATGGATTGTAACTTTAAAACATAATTTTTGGAAATCTGAAATGGAAAAAGAATTTTTAAAATTTACAGCAAAATGCATTATTTATCAAGACAAATTACAAATGAAAAGACAATCTCAAGAATCAATATTGAAAAATTTGGTTTGTGATAGGAAAACTCTTCCAAATGAAAATCATATGAAAGATGTTAAAGATATGGTCGATCGATATAAATATCCTTCAACTGGAAGAGTTATATCACTATATAATTATGCCTTATCTAAAAGATAATTGATCTTTTTAATAATATCTTGTTTTGAAATTGATCGAGGTCCTGATGTAAATGTTTTAGTTTCAAAAACAATAGTATTCAATTTATTATATAATGTATTATCAAATTTATCAAATCTTATAAAATAATGAGTTTGTTTAGATTTTTCACTAGTATTCTTTGAAATTTCACCAGATTTATATCCGACTCTTTTAATAGAAATATGAGGTTTACCAGATTGATTTACAAAAACATACCCTTTAGGAAATAATTTTATTGGCAAAGGTCTTTTGAAATCTTTTTTTTGCCATATTTGAAAAACACAGTTTACATTAAATACTTCATTATCACGAATAAAAGAATTTTGAGGCAAATCATATTCACTAACAAGATGAAAATTCTGTGGGAAAAATCGTTTCATACTATTTTTTTTAAAGCTTCTTGGTAATATAAAAGCGATTGTTGATGCAAAAGTTGATTTTTTGATAAATTTGATAGCTAATGAAGAATTATTACCAAAAGGCGGGTTGCCAATAATATGAACATTCTGTTGATTAAATTTTGTTGTATCCATAGACAAAAAGTTTTGTTTTTTTATTGACCTATGTTCAGGTTCAATATCATAAAAAAAACATTTGGAAAAAATGTTTTCTAAAGGTTGAATAAATGATCCATTACCAGCACTTGGTTCAATACAAATATCATTATGTCCTATTGTTATATTTTGTTTGAAAATATCACAACATAGTTCTGCAACCAATGGAGATGTATAAAACTTATCAAGTTGCATAAAATATTTTAAATATCTATCAATACAATATAAAAAATATTTTTTTATTTTTTTTCATCACATGAATGTGATTATATGCACTTTTTCAATCATCTCAATCATCGAAAACCATCTTTATAGTAGTATTAATGATAAACATCGAATGTTCGAATGAAGGATCGTGAGCGTCAATGAGATCGATAAAGATAGGAGACATTCTTATATATAATGTGATGTTATATTATGATGCTAAATCATTTTTTCAAACATTTTGCATAAATTTATTCAAATTCGATTGGAATCCATTCACTTGGACATAAATCTTTGGTATTATGTTTTTGAAGAGCAGGCCCAAACCATTTTTTGAGAGGTGTACAAACAATTTTATCTTTATTTTCACATAGATATGCTCCCCACCATGAAAAAGTACTATTTGCTATTATATGATGTTGACAAAGACTCATAAGTAATAATTGTTCCCAGTCTGTAATATCATCCGAAACCTTGATAAAGTTGTAAGATAGATTCATTTCAGAAATCATTTTTGACACAGATTTATTATCAACTTCTTGACAAAAATATAAGATATTATATTCATTTAAATTTATATATTTTTCTAAATATTGTATTGCATTCATATAATATTGTTTTGAAAGGATTGGGTGATTATATTGTAGATACAAATAGTCTCCTTGACGAAAATGTATTGAAATACATGGTTTCGTAAAAAAACTCTTGAATCTTGTATTTATTTCTTTTTTTAAGGAATTTATGTTCAACATTGACATAATTTCATCATATTCTTTGATAAAATATTTTTCAGATTGGAAAAACCCTTTGATATTCAAATTTTTATCAAAGTTTGTTGGAATAGGAACATAATGAAAATCTTGTTCTTGATAAGAATCAAAGTTTGTAATGATATGTGGTGTCGTTTTATGCTTAATTCCTTTTAAAAGATTATTAAAATATACCGGATTGCCATTATTAATTGTTCTATAATCCTCTGTGTAAAAGGAAAAATCGATATTATTTCTTATAGCATATGCAATTGTTGTAAAAATCATAAAAAGTTGATTACATAATCCTGCAAATAACTGTACTTGTATAGTTCTTTTCTTTTGTTTTTTTAATAAAAGATGATTGTAATCATATTTTTGATGAATTTTTTTTATAATTTCATTTACCATTACATGAAATTTTTTATAGTCACTTTGTATTTGGGTATAAAAATTAGTATTTGAAACAAAAAATGGATATGTTAAAATAAAGGAATTAACATTTCTATACAAAATATTATCAATAGTATTCAAATTAGATGTCGAAAAATCATAATCATATACAGATTGCATGTATTTCTCGATAATTTTACTAGCTCCAGCACGACTTATATAATATAAACCAGATCCAGGGTATTGATCGTGTCCTTTTTTTGTAAAAAGATTTCCATTCGCAAATTCTTCATTAAAAAGCTTTAGAACAAGATGGTGTCCATTTGTATACATTTGAAGAATTTCAATTTTTTCATTATTCTTTTCGTAATTAGAAATATATTGTACAAGTCTTTCTAAATCAATTTCTGGTATAAACATAAAATCTTCTGAAACGAAAAAATATTCAAGGTTTTCATCATAACCTTTCTTAATTGCTTTAAGATACGACAATGTACAACATAATTCTAAATCTGATTCATGAGATTCATCGTGTTTTTTTATAGAAAAATGCTTCAATTGGTTTAATGTGATTGTAGAAACTCTTTCGTTGTAAAAAGGTAAGTTTGAAAATTGTTCTATCATGAAATTTTGTCTAGCAATAGAATCATTTGAATTTATCCAAAAGAATTTCATTAATTAATAAATAATTGAAAAATTCTTATATGTTTTGTCAACTCTTAAAGAGTACATTCCTCATCTTTTTTGAAAAATTTACAAAAGTTTTACCTAATATTGAGGGAATTAACTTAAATTGTTAATTTAAGTTAATTTAAAAAATTGATTTAAATATAGAATATATATTAACAATATATAACGAAAATGGTTAAATATTCATGTGAACGATGTGGAAAGGAATTTTCTCAAAAATCTCACTATGATTCTCATTATAGACGCAAAACACCTTGTGAAAACAATGCTGATAAAATTAAGGCTCTTGTGGATAAGGCAGTTGAAGAAAAAATAAAAGAATTAAATAATAAAAAATTGATTGTTGAAAATGAAGAAGTAAATGTTAATACAGACACTATGGAGTCCGAGGAAAACCAAAGAAAAGAACTTAAATATATTGATCTATTTTGTGGTTTAGGTGCTTTTCATACAGCATTTAATAGAAATAATGTTCTTCAAAATGAAATTAAATATACTTGTGTTTTAGCAAGTGATATCAATAAAGGTGTTAGAAATATATATGAAGAAAATTATGGAATAAAACCAGAAGGTGATATTTATAAAATTAATATCGATACAATGCCTGATTTTGATATATTATGTGCAGGGTTTCCATGCCAACCATTTAGTATTGCTGGTAATCAAAAAGGATTCCAAGATAAAACGCGTGGTAATCTATTTTATAAAATATTGGAAATAATTGATAAAAAACAACCTGAAACATTAATGCTTGAAAATGTTAAAAATCTTCATACAATTCATAAAGGTGAAACATTTAAAATTATTAAAAATGAATTGGAAAATAGAGGTTATAATGTTAGTTATAAAGTTATCGATTCACGATTTTATAACTCACCTCAATCAAGACATCGTATATATATAATATGTAATAAAAATAAAAACTATATATTCAGAGAAATAAACAGACCAATTGTTCCTGTATCAACTATAATAGATTATACTATTTCAGAATTCTTTGATTTTACATCAAAGTATAAATTAGAAAAATGCTCTGGGAAAAGTATGATGAAATATAAACTAATCAATAAGGAAAGTGGAAAAGGAGGAAGACAAGGTGAGCGTGTATACGATATAACAAAATGTGGACCAACTATTTGTGCTTCTTCTGGAGGACCTGGTGCAAAAACAGGATTATATTATTTTGATGGTAAGATTAGAACATTAAGTATAAATGAAACATTAAAAATGTTTGGATTTGATGACTCATATAGGTATGAGTCTTTGTCAAATAAAAAAGATATGTTGTTTTACTTGGGAAATAGTATAGTTGTAAATGTTCTTGAAGAACTGATCAAAGATTTATAACTTATATTCTAACATAGGCACTTTATCAATAAGATTACTTAATATAAGCTTAATTTGTAATTGATTACTAGATTTTTTTCCAGTATCACCACCTTTTCTTTGTAAAGATATTGTGCTATCATCGCCAAGTAAAATAGCTGTTTTTCTTGGCGATATTTTAAAATTCAATTTTTCTAGATAATTTATAACATCTTCAATTTTAAATACTACTATTTTATTCCTTTTAGTATTCTCATATTCAACACCAAACAAATATTCAGGTTGTATTTCTAAATTTAAACCAAAAAATGCATATTCTAATATTTGTCTTTTAAATTTGTTTAACAAATCCAAAAAATTATCTAATATACTTTGTGAATAGTTAGAAGTACATAATTTTTTTATATGTTTTGATTTATCCACATGTGTCCCATTTGGTAAAAGTGGATATTCAAATAAATCTTTTAGTATTTGTGAAACTTCATTTAATTCAGGTATATTATTAATGAGACACGAAATCCAATGTCTATCTAATTGTTGAAATTGACCTTTTTTATATTTTTTTACTTGCCCTTTCAATATCTTATTATCAGATTGTATATCACATTTATGGTTTCCTGTAATTCTATTACATTCATTATAATTATCACCTAACATAGGTGTAAATGCCTCTTTTATTAATTTATTATTTAGATCTTTACAAACCAACTCTTCTTCTTTATAACCATTTTTTGCTGTTTGACTATTAGTATAAGATAATAACTTAACTTTGTTATCTTCTATTTCTTTTTCTTGAAGATTATTTTTTTCTTTTAAACTAATTTCAGCATTATTTCTTTGTTTCAATTCATCTTGATGAAGTTTATTATTGTTTATTTTAATAATTGTTTTTGGTTTAGTTGGTTGTTCTACAACTTCTGTTTGACATGTTGTTTCTTCAGAAGACATATTGATTTCTTTAAGTATACAAAGTATTTTAATTCAATTTCAATCATTTTTTGTATTTTAAATATATTATAATGCCCACGCATAAAAGTAGTGATTATAAATTGTCAGCAGTTAAATACTATTTATCCCATTCTAAAAATCAAGTGCAAAGTTGTAAAATATTTGGTTGTTCCGAAAGAAGTTTAATGAGATGGGTAGATAAATATAAATCGACCGCGGACCAATCTTGCAACCTCAAAAAAGAGTACATTTCATAAATATTTATTGATTTTATTTAATGATTTTATTTTTTGAATTATTTGTGAAGAAATGTACTCAAAAATAACTTGTCACATTTTTAAAGAAACAGATGCTTGAAAAAGAGTTGCACGATGCTGAGATCTATCACGATGATGTGAATATGATCGAACTGTTGTATTCGGATCTGACAGAAGGAAGTAAGTTCGGACGATACCCATCTCTCATTCTACATCATTCGTTTTTGACAGAGATTGATTATTGGGAAGAGAAAGAAATCGTTTCTGTTCCAGGAGGATTACATATTCGATTCGAATGTTATGAATCTCCACATGATCTCTACTATCAGCTTCATACATTGGACTTTCGAATCAAAGCATCTACAGTGAACTGGATTGAAGGCATCTGTTCATCTTGGAAAGATAATGAGGTTGAAGAAAATTTCTTTGAAGACTTCATGTTCGACAATCGTCTTGGTCGCGGAAGGATGTGTCTCGAATGTGCAATTTCTACACTCCCATCGAATCTGACAGACTCAATGAGGGAAAACATCGTCGAAACAATGGAGGATAAGTGGGAACAAAGATCTGAACTTTGGACAGATGAATATAGCAACAGTGATTCTGATTATGAAGATTTTGATGGAAAAAGTTTCACCAAATGTCGTTTTTGTGGTAAATATACAAAAAAATAAATAATAACAAAATTTGATAAAAAATGATATTCATTCCATATTTTGAAACATAATATGGATTCACCAACAACATCTAATCAAACAAATGTCCCAAATGCTTCTGATGTATACAAATATGATATCAAAGAAGAAAAAGATCCGAAGATTCGTTATATGATGGCATATTATGGATATTAAAACATATTAAAGAAACATATGATTAAATAAATAGTCGCCAATAAATGTTTTATCAAAATCTAAAAAGATATTTGCAATTTTGCGGATACAATATCTTTTTTTTACTATTAGGTTTACTAAATGGATGTCTAGCATCTTATTTTGGTGTTTATGTAAATGATAATTTAAGTCAAATAATGACAGGGGATTTTTCCAATGAAAGATTGTTTTTGTTATTTAAATCTAGTTTTTTCACAATTATAACAACATCGTTGAGAGGATCTTTTTTCACATATTCTGGAAAAACAATGAATCATAAAATGAGATGTGTTGTCTATAACAAAATTTTGAACCAACCTACAAAATTCTATGAAGAAAAAACGATAAATGATTTGATAGAGACTGCCACATCTGATATAGAAATGGTTTCAAACATTATTGCATTAAATGTTAATGTTCTAAGCCGATCTCTCATTAATGTCATTATGGTTTATATATTATTATTTCAAATATCAAGTAAACTTACCATAATTACTACAATAATGATATGTTTTGATTTTATTATATCACATTTCTATAATAAAATTCATGAAAAAACAATGAAAGGATTTGATGAAGCAAATAGAAAATTAAGTGCATATACAAGAGAAACTTTATCACATGTTTCAATTATTAAAACATATGCAACGGAACAAGAGTCAATCAAAAAATTTTGTCAATACAGCCATGATATTGCTCAATATTTCTTAAAAGAATGTGTTATTTATGCATTTCATCTTTTTATTATATGTAATATGCCAACAATAACAACAATAATGATAATTCTTGCTTCAAAATATTTGAAAAAAACGGATGGTTTAGTGGCATTTATTTTACATAATCAAGGAATGTATGGGACTATAAAACAAATAATCGATTTAAAAGATGAATTTCAGAGATGTGAAAAACCATTTGAAAGAATTGTAAGTATAATAGATAGCAAATCTTGTGAAAAAGGTTATTATATACCAATAAATGAATTAAAAGGTCAAATAAAATTTGAAAACATCAAATTTAAATATTCAAAATCTGAAGAAGTTGTTTTAAATAATCTTAATTTCACTATCGAAAGTGGTGATAAAATTGCTATTATTGGCGAATCAGGATGTGGTAAAAGTACAATAGCAAAACTTTTAATAGGAATTTTAACACCAGATTCTGGTACAATTTATATTGATGGTGTTAATATAAGACATTATGATGATATTTGGTTAAAAAGAAATATAGGATATATAGCACAAGAAAGTATTCTATTTTCTGATACAATTGCAAATAATATATCATATGGTATTGAAGATTGTTCAATAGATGATATACAAGAAGCTGCTAAAATGGCAAATGCACACGAGTTTATAATGAAATTAAAAGATCAATATGATACAATATTAGATGGTACAGAATTAGGATCACTATCTGGTGGACAAAAACAAAGAATATCAATTGCTAGAGCATTGATTAGAAAACCAAAACTTTTAATCTTTGACGAAGCAACATCAGCATTAGATCCATATTGTGAAGAAGTTGTTCAGAAAACAATTCAAGATGTTTTTGGCAATCATAAATCAACAATGATAATAATAGCACATCGAAAATCGGCTTTGACTATAGCTGATGAAATTTATACATTGCAAAATTCAGAATTAAGAAAAAATATATCAGATATATAGTAGAATAGAAAATGTCTAGAAAATTTACCGTTGATAAATCAAGTATTGGAGAATCTGGTGGAAGATATAATTCCGAAACACCATCTGCTGCTGCAAGAAAAGCAGCTTCGAGACTTTTCGCAAAAAAATCTGATCTGAAACCAATCAAATTCACATTAAGAGAAACAACGCGTGGTTCATCAAAAACTTTATATGAATACACTGCATCAAAAGAAAAACTCAAAAATCCCAGTACAAGAACTATAAAAGATAAAGATGGAAATGAGAAAAAAATAGAAAATAATTACAAAATTATATTACAGTAAATTACAATTCCCCAATTCCTCTACTTTTTTATTTTTATATCATGTTATATAAGCTAGCAGCATTTTGAAGCATTATTTTTCGAATATTGTATGGAATAAGATCTGAAAATTCATCAATTACTTGATGTAAATAGATTGCTTTGTATTTGATAACTGTCTGGAAGGTATCTTTTTCTAGAATAACTTTATAACAAGAATCGTTTATTTTATCGCTTGAAAACACAGTAAATAGATAACTCAATATTGTATGAAGTAGGTAAATTTGAAATTCATAATTATCAATATACTGGTATAAACTCATAATAAACTCGATTGTTTTATCATTTTTGAAGACATTCAAATTAATATTGCAAATATCTTGTTCCAAATTATTCTTCAAATCGAATGATCTTCTTGCAACATTAAAGAGATTGTAATTTTCATAAATATCATATACATTTATATTTGAAGAAAACCATAATATATCATCTCTTTTCAAAATAAGAATTGAAAACTTGTCATATGCAATATCTTTTCTTTTTGGATATTTTGCTTTGTAAATATGACTACAATATTCGATAAGACCATTTGTAATAAGATTTCTGAATTGAAACTTGAGACGAAACATTGTCAAATTCATAAGAATTTTGAAAAGTTCAAATGTATTGTCAATTGTTTCTCGTTCAATATGAAATGAATCTTGATTTCCTATCAAATCGTGGAATTCCATCATAAATTTAGGTTGACAATCATAATTGATATTATCATACATCTTAAAGAAACACTCGTATGAAAACGAACTGTTATTCAAAACATCGATAAAATCATATGATCTATTTTTCATATATTTTTGAAAGAAGTGATCATTTTTGATGATCAATTCCAACATTTGTTCAATATTTTCATTATATTTTTTTGAAACACAAGATAATTTAAAGGCATCCTTCATAAACATATTTGGGACAATAACATTGAAAACAATATCATGCGGAAGATCGTTGAAAGTTGTGCTGACAGTAACAGTCATTGCTAAATTAAAGCTTAAAAAAAAGTAACTTGTTTTTGATCATTTTTTTTCAATATTTGACAAAATATATCAAAATTCATATGCTATCATAATAATCATTTATAAAGTTATGAATTAATTTTATCTTTTGTTTTGCAATTTCTTTCCCCGAATTTGTTTTCAAATGCTGTACAATATATGATGTTCTGGTTTCAAGATTTTCCATAATTTGATTTAAAGAATTATCATGCATTGTAATACCATATTTGAAATATCTTGATATTCCAATAGCTCCAAGAGATTCAATTCTATCAGCATCTTGAACACAATGAAGTTTTGGACAAATAACTTTATTGATACTTTTAATTTCTTTCGATAAACTTGTATTACATGCTATCAAAACAACATTTTCAAGAATATCTCTGTCTATTTCTTTATCTTTGAAAAATCGTCTGATAATTTCTTGTTGAGAAATATTATTTATTTTATATTTATCATCGTTAATATCGTGTAATAAAGCTCCTAATTGTACTTGATATATATCATCAGTATTCAGACTTTCTGAAATAGCAATTTTAGTTGCAAGTTTTTTGACTCTCATTACATGATTGAAATCGTGTGACCAATCATAATATTTCATAAAGTTTTTTGCAAAATATTCAGTTTGTTTCAATACATTTTGTTGACACAAATTAAACATTATAATGTTTTACGATAATTGAAATAGTCAATATATCATTTTTTCTTTTTTTCAACTCTCATATATCTTGTATCAAATGCCCAATGCAACAAAGTTTGACGCATACCTTTCCAAATATTCAGTTTGTTTCAATACATTTTGTTGACACAAATTAAACATTATAATGTTTTACGATAATTGAAATAGTCAATATATCATTTTTTCTTTTTTTCAACACTCATATATCTTGTATCAAATGCCCAATGCAACAAAGTTTGACGCATACCTTTCCAAATATTCAGATCATTTTTACCAATTTCATTTATTTTATTTTGTAATTGTCTTCTAAATCTTCCATTTTCGCCAACAATATTTATCCATCGTTTGATTTGTCTTTCATCATCGTTTGTTCGTCTTCCTTGCCAAAAATGACAATACCATTGTATCCAACCATATGGATCAATTTCTTCATTAATCCAACCTTTATTCATCCAAAAATCATAAGAAGTCCCAACTTTAACACCATATTTATTTATACTTTTATCATATTTGTCATTAGCATATTTATTAAAATCAATTTTCTTCAGAAAATCATGTTTTTCATATTCTTTAGAATATTTCTTTTTTGTTTTTGGAGATATTATTGGACGAAAGTAACTTCCTCCCATTATACCAATTTCAAACATTTGTTCAGGAGATAAATTTGGTTTGAATTCAGGATGATCTTTAAATTGAATATGTTTCATAATATAAGCAAATAAAAAAGAGTACATTTCACATAAAAAACTCAAAAAATAAAAATGTTTCAAAACAATTATAAAAAATCATGAAAATGTACTCTTTTTTATAAAACATAAAAAGGGAATATTATCCCTGTTTTTATGTTTTTGGTTTATGAGAATAATCTTTTATGACTTCCAATGTTTATACTGTATATAATCATTTTTGTCTGTTCGATAAGACATATACCCATTGCTATTGTAATCTTGACGCAACTTCATTCTAATTTGATCATTACTATATCTGTTAGATCCATCACAATTTTTATATGTCGATAGTCTTTTTTTAGCACTTTCTAGATTGTTCCTGACATAAGATTCTTGATCTTGCATTTTTTGCGAAGAGAGACCGCCTCCCATTGTGCTATATATTAAATAATTACAACATACAGTCATTTTTTTTTAAAACTTAAAAAAAAGAATTATATAAACAGAATTTGTTTCATATATATTAATATGATATATTTGAGTTTTGATATTGGTGTTAAAAATTTAGCATTTTGTGTTCTGAAACAAACAAATGATATTATTGAAATTTTGGACTGGGGTATCATAGTTTTAGCTGAAAGCAAGAAACAAATTAAAGGTGTAGATAATATATCAAGTGTTTTATTTAATGAACTAGATAATATTGTGGGAAAACTGGAATCAATATCTATCACATCAATTGATTATGTAATGATTGAGAATCAACCATCAAATTTAAACGGTATAATGAAAACTATACAATATCTCATATTTTCATATTTTAAATTATTACATCATTGGGATCAAAAAGTAAATGAAGTAATATTGATAAATCCATCTCTTAAATTACAATATCACGACTTTAAACCTTCTTCAAGTCTTGTAGTTGGTAAATTATCAAAACAAGAAAAATACAAATATAATAAACAAGATTCAATTGAAATTTGTCAAAATTACATTCAAAATGATGATAAATTGGTAAATTTCTTTAAATCAAATAAAAAAAAAGATGATTTAGCAGATACTTGTTTACAAGTTATAGCTTATATTTTAAAGAATAACCAAACATTTTCAAAAATTCAAGCAAATGATATCACCTTTTTCTAATCATTATCATTTCATACATTATTTTTTTATCTTCGTCAGACAACCATTGAATGAGATTTAATTTGAACATCATATGAATTCGTTCGTCAATTGTTAATATACTGATAATGAAATTTATATTTCTTTGAAAATTATTTGATGTTTTCAAAAAGTGTTTATATTTCTGATGATTTCCATATACTCTTGATAGATATTGATCACATATATCTGTATCAGAATATAATTGTATATATAATTCCAAATTATTGATCATCCAATTAATGACTTCTTCATTTCCTTCATCGTGATATGCCATTTGATGAGCATTTGTATAAATTTTTTTGAAAAGGTATACATTTTTAATATCATCTAAAAGTATTTGAGGTTTTTCATATCTGATAAGAGAATATATATGATCTTTTAATTCAATTGGTAATTTCTCAATTATATTCATTCTGAAAAAAATCAGAAGCTCCTTTGAAACCAGTCAATAAAAGTTTATCATAATCTTCCTTCGTAATATCAATTTTTATTTTTTCATTTGTTATTTCAAATTTTAAAACATTTTCATATGGAATATTATCAAAATATATCACATTGCTTTTATCAAAGAATAGTTTTTTATTGAAATGATTAATATAAAGTGTTTTCAGAACTTGAGATATATAAAAGAAAAAACTTGATGAATTACACAGATCTACGATTTCAAAATTATCTTTATCAGAATCCAATACAATTTGAAGTTTTTGTTCGGATGGAATATCTTTGAAAATATTCATTAAAGAAAGTGAAGATGACACACAACCATCTTGAAATAATTCTCCATCAATTTGTATTGGTTCAAACAAAAATGGTATACTCATTGATGCTTTTACAGACTCAATAATAAATGCATCAGGTGTGTCTTCGAGACAAAAAATCTTCATACAACCAGTATTTATATTAGTTGTAGAAACATATAGATTAACACCAGTTCTTTTAACAAAATCGATAAAACTCATATCTTCACAATTAAATTTTTGTTTCATATATAAATGAATTTCATCAAATAAGAAATCTAGTGTCATAATTCCATTTTTCATAAAAAGTTTATTGAATGTTTTATGATTAATAACACACAATTGATCTTTTTCAATATTTCCTATAATATTATGTAACATTGTTTGAATATTTTCTATTGGTATTTTTAATGCAAAAATTAAAGCAAAATATGCTCCAATTGATGTACCTGCTATGAATTTTATATTATCAATCATATTTTCAATATATAAATATTGCAATACACCAGTGTATATTATTCCTTTCAATCCACCGTCTGAAAGAATAAGATGTGTTATATTTTTCTTCATTATATTAAATATCAAAAAAGGTGTTTAAACCTTTTTTGATATATTTGACTTTCAATCTTCAAACATATCATTTAAGAAAGAATTGAAAACATTGATATGATATATTTGATTATCTATTTCAATTTCAATAAAATCACAAATCATAATATTCTTTTCTTCCATATTTAATTTGAAAAATAACTTCATATTCAGAATCAATTTTTTTAAAAAACAACTGATTTCATAACATTTTTATATATTTTTTCTTTCTTTAATAAAAAATGATTTAAATATGATCAAAATCATATCAAATGAAGATATTTGCATACCAAAATAACAAATTCATTGAAGTCGAAGAAGTATTCTTCTCCAATAATTCTGACTATACCACATTTCACCACAGCAACAAAATATTCAAAATAGATATGTCAAGTGAAAACAGAAAGAGGAAAAGGGAAGAAGATATATTTGAGGAAAACAATCTGAAACTTTTAGAAGAGAATAATTATATCAAAGAAAGAATGGCAAGATTGGAAGTAATTGCAAATATGCTTGTAAAAAAAATAGCCAAATCAAATCTTCCAGAGTCTGTAGAAATTCGTAAGATCGTTGAAAATAAGTGAAAAATGAGACAGAAATTGAAAGAAGGACTTTTATGAAGTTAGATTTAAAAGCTCTTTTTTCTTTTCGGATGATATATCTGAATCTAAATAATACCACGATTTAACAGAAGGATCCCATTTTGCACCAAGAGATTTGGCTTTATTTTTTTGAGCAAAACTTATTTTAATATATTTTTTTGATCCTTCAATGATCTTGTTTTCAGTTGATTTTCTTAATTCGCGAAGTTTTTGTAAATTTTCATCACTGATAGTGCTATCAACAAACCAATATTTTTCTCTCACATTCCATTTTGCACCCAATTCCTTAGCTTCATTTTTATTATTATATGATATCCAATCTAATTTAATTATATCTTTGGTTTCGGTTTGTTTTTGATCACTATTTTGATTTATTTTACCAATTGATAAACAAGCTAATCGGTCTGCTTGAGCATTTCCTAAAGAATGTATATCTTCTTTACCGGTGTGAGCTTCTATATGATGTAACTTAACTGATTTACTATTTTGAAATAAATTGAAAGCCTTTTGTATGAGTTCAATATTAGGCGGTATTTGATTTTTTTCAGTTTTCCAATTATTTCTTTTTAATTTACTTCCATATGATGATACACATTTGACAACATATTCAGAATCTGTATATAAATGAATTGTTGTATTTTTTTTAATTTCTGAATCTAATATTTCAAGACTTCTAATAAAAGCAGTTAATTCTCCTGTATTATTACTTTGTTTACCTTGAACTCGTTTTGATTCGTTTCGAGGATCATTATCTGAAAAATATACACCATAACCAGCTAAAGCATTTGGTTTTCCATTATTTGAACAAGCACCGTCAATATACACATTGATGCTCTTCATAACTCTGATAAAGATAAAGAAAAAATTTAATCAATTTTTAATTTAATTTATTATTAAGAGAACTTTCAAGAAGAATATGAGGATGATATTGATTAGATTTTGATGTATTTAATTTAATATTAATGAATTCTCCATTAAATTTGAAAATGAGACTTAGAATAATGTTTTTAATCACATTACAATCTTTGATATTTCTTTTTGATTCTAAACAATAATTAAAAATATCTTTGTCACTCATATCAATAACAAATAAAATGTCTCTTACCTCTGAATGTGTAAAATCCTTCAAATCACTTAATTTAGAAACTATATTTATTTTTTGATTTTTACATTGAAGATATGTCATAATGTCATTTCTATTCTTAATATAATCTAAAATATATTTGTCAAATATTCTTATATTATCATCATCGTCAATACCAGTATCACCGCCATCAAAATTATCGTCATTGAAAAAGGAGTTGTATAATTCTGAATTAAATTTTTCTATATTCGTATATTTGAAGAAAGTATTTTTACATTGTTTGATGTATAGTAAAGTGTTTAATCGCAAAAGTTTTATTTCTTCTGATGTTAAAGAAATTTCGTCTTTTTCAAATAATTCAGTTTTTGGATAATTAAAAGAATCTGTTTTATGTATTAAGTTATGAGCGTAGATCTTTAAATTCAAATATAAAGAGTTACAATACTTAAACATTTTTATTTTATTAAAAGATATAAAAATATTTAAAGATATATTATTATAATATAATAATTATATTGTATTAATTTTTTTTGTGTAAAAATAAACAGATTATGTCATTGTGTCCGAGTGGTTAAGGAGGAAAGCTCAAGACTTTCTGGACAAAGTCCGCGCGGGTTCGAATCCCGTCGATGACATAATTGTAACATTTTTTTTATTTTATTTAAATTAAAATGGATTCAAATTATGAAAGTATTGAAAATTCTTGTTCTTCTAAAGATTATAGAAGTAATTATGATACAGATATCGATATAGATTTGACATATAAGAATAAACTTTTTAATATTTCAAACGATAATGATATTCTTTTTGATTTAAAAAATGCAATATTTATTAATCATGGGACTGAAATATATAATGATATAGTAAATATTTATGACGATGTTGTAAAAAATATAAATTTTGAAATTTTTGATGAAGGTTTGTGGAATAATGTAGTTGATTTATATTCACGATTGCAAAACGATGAAGTAAACTGTTATTGTTTCAGTGTTTTTTTCAAACCAGTAGTTGATAATAGACAAATAAGAGAAATGTACAACTATTTATTTGATATTAAAATTAATTGTAAAAAAATAAAAATACTTTCAACTATATATAATAGATATTTAACAAATGGATTAATTAAGCCTTGTGACATCTACCAGTAGATGTGTTACAAACTTTCCCAATAGCTTTGCAATCTTTTTTACATTGTTTATTTCCAGTTTTTTCTTTTGGTGGTGCAATACATCTTCCTGATTTTTTATTACAGACTTTACCAATTGATTCACAATCTTTCTTACATTTTTTCCCAGAAGATTCAGATTTTTTAGGAGATTCACGTATTGGAGAAGGAGATTTGTAAAGATTTTTTTGTTTCATCATTATTTTATAATTTTTTAATTGCATGTATTTGCCATTATATTTAACATATTCAACCATTTTATTGTCAACAGGTTTTTGCCATATTATTCTTTCAACATTTCCAAGTTTTTGTTTTCTGACAAATTGATAAAGTTTAGCATCTCTCTTTTTTTTATTTGCTTCATATTGAGCAACATTTCTCAATAAATCCATTTAAACGCGTTCTAATATATAAAGATATTTTTTTTAAATTTGTTAAAAATTCAAATTTAAACATCGTCTTCAGTGTCTTCTTCTTCAAGATTTTCCCTTTCCGAAATATCTGCATATCAAACGAAATATCAGACATTATATTGATGATTTATGCTTTTGAAACAACAATTTTACCTTCAATTGTTATGTCGAACTTTTCAGCCATTTTGTCCAGAGTTTTGTTGATCCTCACCATATGCTTTGCAAGCTGTTTCACAATTGTTAGAATATTATCATAATTGATTGCAACACGAGAAGGAATTACGGCTCTCGTTTTCATTTGTTTTTGTTGCTTTGTCTCCTTCCCCCCCTGTCTTCCACGACTTTTCTTGACCTCATTGACAGTCTCAATGTCTTTCACAGATCTCTTCCTTTTTGACGACAATGCTTTTGCAGTAGCAACTTTTCCACATGAATCAATGTCGTTGCCAGAATGTGTTTCTTGAAACTGTTCATCGTGCACATTTCCCCCCTTTTTGTCCAAAACAAAGTGTTTGTCGGCACATCCCTCCCTCCCACCGCCTCCATTATTTGGAACTTCCTTTGTTTTCTCCTTACAATCTACACTTTCAACATTGGTATTGCTTGTTGTTATTGTGGCAAACTTATAATTGTCATTGATGATTGTGTCTGCATCATTGTATACATTCGTTAATCGCTTGATTGAGTTTCCAAAAGCCATTTTGTTGGACACACGCGTGACCCTTGACAAATTAAGAAACCGCGTTGAAATTAAGAAACCAATTCTAGATTTTGATATAATTTATAAAATACTTCCTTTTTTTCAACTTCATCATTTGGCCAATCACCAGGCATCTTATATTTCAACAATTCGAACGATTTTTTTATAACACTATATCCATTATTTTGAAAAATTGCAAAAGGAGACATATATGTGTGAAGCAATTTTCTTTCAGTAAAAAGATTATCTAATATATAAGCCATTCCAGTTGAAGTTCTATCAATTGAATTTTCATCCCCTATATCTGAAGGAAAACAACATATATTATAAATTGGTATATCAAAATTATCAAATGAACGATATAAAAAAACTACATAAAAATTATCATATAGAGTAAAACTTATAGCAAGATTCTTATCGTATTGTTTAATAATTTTTTTTGGTGTTTTTATTTTTGGTTTTTTTAATGCAAATGGTAAAGATTTCATTATAGCATTTATGTTATCTTTTGTAAATGGCATTCTTGTGTATGGATTAATAGGATCATTCCCTTCGTTATAATAGTTAACAATGTAATTATATAACTCTATCGGATTTCCACAATCGGTTCTCATTTTGGTAACAGTTTTCCCATCTTCTTCTATTTCATATTTTGTCTGTATTTTAACAACTAATTGGAGTTTGCTGAGGGGATAATCATGTAAAGGTGTCGAATCTATACTAAATACAGGTGGTAATGATCCGTCTTCTTGTAATTTACATTTATCAGGTGTATTCCCTACAAATTCTTCTATTAATTCTTGTCGTGTCATATTGTTATATGGGGGAATCATTGTAACCTTACCATATCTGATTGGAGAATTGTGTTTATTTTTTGATTTTTGAATTTTTTCATCGTAAACTGATTTTGACTGATAATATTCCTTCATTTTTGACTCATGTTCATTTTTTTTACTTTCATATTCGTTGTATTGTTTCATTGAATATTCCCATCTCTGTTTTTTTTCATTAAAAATATCTTGTATCTCGGATAATTCTTCTTGATTTGGAGATTTTGTAGAATCCATATATTTTTTTGTTATCATTTCAATTGTAGGATACATTTCGGGTTTTTCTTGAACGATAAGTATTGGTTTGATTGGTTCATTTAATTCATAATCTTCATTTGTCAAGTATTCGTTATTTATTTCAATATTATGTATATTATATTTGGCAATATCTATTAAATCTTCCGATGTATTTAAAATAAAACTTGAAAAATTAAATGATGATAAATTATCAACGATATCTATTTCAACTTGTAGATTCTTTGAAATATCAATAATTGTTGTGTTGATAAGATTTGTGATTCTCTTAAGATTTTTCCCTGAAATAGTTAAATCAGAATTAAAATAATGAAGGTCTTTTAATGTTTGTAATTTACTTTGAATCTGATATAAAACATTAACATTCGGGTTATTTTTCCAAATTGCAATTGATCTTATCTGATTCATATTAAATCTTGCAAAATCAAATAAAAATTCTTGAATAATGTTATTCAAATATTTTTCAATATCTTTTCTGTCATTCTGAATTTTCTTGACGAATAAATTTGGATTTTTAAAGATTATCATATAGATGTCGACATATTTCAAATAATAATGTAAATTCTTTCTTATTGTAAATAAATGTATTCTATGTCTTTTCAAAGTTTGAAGATAAGAATAAAAAAACAGATAATCAAAATCATTGATATTATTGTTATTTTTTTCATCTATGTGATAACAATGTATATTGGGTAATCTATTTTTTAAAAATTCAATATCCTCTTTCATATTTATTAAATGAGTTTTCAAGTTCGTATATTTTGATTTCCATAATAAGTTGAATGCAGTGAAATACAATTCAAAATAATCTGTTGTTGTGTCATAAAAACTTACTTTTTTAAATTTATTTTTTGTCATTGGATTTATCACCTGATTTGATTTCCATATCTGTATATGCGATAGTTTCATTTCTTTTATCAAGTTTATTGATTTGTCTCCTCCAAATATTTCAGATTGGTTTGATGTTCGATCAATACTTTTTGACGAACTCTTTCTCATATTTTCAAAAATATTTTCTAAATCAAATGTTTCATATTGTTCATTAAAATATTTTTTATGATTGATTTTTTTTATTTTAAATTTTTGTTTTTGATTATGAATCTTTTGTATAAATTTTTGAATTTTGATGTCATTAGACTGTTGTTTAGATCTAGACTTTGATGTATATCGATCCATAGTTTTCTAATCATTTGATATATATTTTATCACATTTTGATTTTTATTATCAAAAAATATCGCATGTGTTATGGCATTCATCATTCCTTGTCTGTCATTGTTTTTGTAAGCCATCACCCAAGATTCATAACAAGCAAATTCAACATCTCCTGTGCGATTGCGAACAAAAAGTCCCAATTCTGAAAATAAAAAAATTATTTTCAAGAAATAGAAAGATATGGAAAAAGAATGCAAATCTGTGTGTAAAAAAGATCAAGAATGTAATAAATCAACCGGAAGGTGTAAAAAAATTTCATTAAAACCTGTCAAGAAATCACCTCAACCTGTCAAGAAATCACCTCAACCTGTTAAGAAATCACCTCAACCTGTCAAGAAATCACCTCAACCTGTCAAGAAATCACCTCAACCTGTCAAGAAATCACCTCAACCTGTCAAGAAATCACCACAACCTGTTAAACAATCACCACAACCTGTTAAAAAATCACCACAGTCTATTAAGAAATCACCACAACCTGTTAAGAAATCGCCACAACAAGAAGGAAAAATAAAGAAACCATGTAAAGAAGATTGTGAAAAACTTGGTCGAAATCATCAAGGATTATATCGCAAATGTAATTATGACACTGGGAGATGCAAATTAGTTCAACCAGAAAAAGTAATATTAACTGAAAAAGATTGTAATCTTAATCAGCAACTTAACCATGATAAAACAAAATGTATCGCAATACCTTTTGTGGACAGATATGAAAAAATGAAAAAATATAAAGTATATTTTGAAGTAGCTAAAAAAGATATTGAAAAAGCAAAAAAACTTGGTGCAGAATGGGATTCGGAAAAAGAAATGATGTTTTACACTGAAACGATGTCGCTTGGAAATATATACAAATTAAATTACATATCATTACAAAAACCAGAAAAAAAATATTTAAGTAATGAACAAGTCCCTTATGCGTTTAAATCGTATGCCAAAACAGCAGGAGCGTTTTGGGATCCTAAAGAGAAAAAATGGTATTATTTTGATAATTTACCAAAATATAATAGATTTATGTTAGAACATACTGATTGGAAACATTTTAATTATAGAATGACATATGAAGCAATGTATTGAATATTTTCTGCGTGATTATTAGATATCAAATGCGAAAAACTCCATTCATTTTATTATTTGATATTGATCACGCTATAATTGGCAATATAGGTCATTGTATAAATGAAAGAATGTTATTAGATATTGCTTTTGAAAAATGTAAGGAGAAAAATATTACCATTGAATGTGATATCAATAAATTAAATTTTATTACAGAATTACAAAACGGATTACTCAGACCAAATTTCAAAACATTTATTGATTTTTGCGATAAAAAATTTAAAAATGTAGAGGTTTTTGTTTATACAAATTCTTCTCATGATTGGACAAATCGTGGGTTAGTAGACAATATAATAAAGGCTTCTGGTGTAAAAATAAATAAACCATATTTCACAAGAGAATATTCGTCAAAACAAAAAAGAATTTCATTTATTTATGACGATGTTATATCTGTATTAAGTAAAAAATATCCTGTATTAAAAAATAAGAAGAATAAAGAAGATATTTTCAAAAATAGATTTTTAATTATAGATGATATTCCAAATAATTATGATTTGAACTCACGACAAATCGTGTGTCCGAAATATAATTATTTCGCATATTATGATATCATTCGCAAAATGAAAGATGAATATAAAATAAATCAAGAAATATTAGATTCACCTGAATTTCTGAACTATTGTTATAGAAATGATGTTCCATTTTATAATACAAAAGGTAATGAATTTCAACAAGATGAATTGTATATTTCATCTCTACATATTTCAACTATGCATTGGTCAAGAATAAATAATGAAACATCATTGAAAGATACTTTTTTTGAAGATTTAATCAAAAAACTTAAAGATAAAGATAGAATATCTGATAAAATTATACAAAACATCAATAAGCAATTTGATAAAAAAATATAGATTTTTACGATTATGAGAGAAAAATGATTATTTTTTTAATATTTAGATCATCGATCTAATCCGATTCAATACATTCAAGGTATGTCTTATGATAGTATGACCGCTATTTGCCAGTTTCTCAACAATGATATCGTGTCTTTGAGCATTCTCACACAGACAAATAAGGAGATGATGGATATTGTTTTGAACAATACATCTTATCTCGTTGAAAAAGAAAACAAAATAAATGAAATGAATTTCAAAAAAATCATCGATTTTACAAAAGAATTTGCGTCTTCAAAAGTTAAAAATGATTCTATTAATGCAACAAAATATAATATGGAAATAGATAATATGACAAACTGTATTACATCTTCTCATTTGGATGATATGAATGCGATCATATGTGAGAATTATTTTGACTGTTATGAGAATAATCCTCCGAAATTTATTGCACAATGTCTTTTCGAAGAAGCAAAAATGATATATTCAATTATGAAAAAAATAGATATGAATTACAAAATTAAAATGATATATCCTGGTGAAAATGATATTCTTCCAGGTGATATGATGGAGGAATGGCTCAATGAGAATTAAAAGAAACATAAATAAAAGATTACAACTGTAATTTTTTATTTTTCAACAACATTTCCATCAGTCTACAAGTATTAAATTCAAGATCGGTTAAATTTCCATTATTATCAATTATATAATCTGCCATCCATTTTTCTATATTCATGCTAGAGCTCGATTCGAGAGGAATGTGATTACAACGATCAACCCAAATTGCATAATCAAATACTTTATTTTTGTGCATTGCAATAAATTCAGCTTTATTTCTTACACCACAGTATACATCATATTGATGAAATATTTCTCTTCCTAAACGAGATTTGTCTTCTTTATTATAATCAGCAATTGCATTATACCATTCCTCCCTATGATTATGTCTATCGTTAAAACATTCTAATTCATCTGTGTAATTATATTTATCTTTTAATTGATCATATACAAACAGTTTTGCACAAATTTTACTACTTGATTCATAATTCAAATTATATTTATTTTTGAGAATTCCACAAACAGTATCTTTTCCGTGTCTCCCATGACCAATTATAAGTAATTTCATATATGTAGTATATAAAAGAATTTTAAATGTATAATTTAGTTCCATCTTACACATGATTTATATAAATCAATATCAAAATATGGTTGATTTGGTAAAATTTTATTTCTAGTTAATATTACGCCAATACTTTTGTCTTCAAAAATATTTAAACCATTGAAATACTCATTATTATATAAATACTTTTCGTAGTCATTTTTCGGAAATTCTTTAAAAAACTCTTCATTTTGAATAATCGTATCAATTGATTTTTGACTTAAATAATATCCTCCACCAGCACAATAATGACCAAATTCTGTCTGAATAAGATGTTTACCAAATAAAGGATATTTATCTGTTACATTTGTTTTATTCATAACATAACTGGATTTACACCCAGCTGATCCAGCATAGTTTCCAAAATAATCAATATCCTTGTATTTCGTCAACAATTTATATAAATTATTCAAATTTATATCTATATCATCGTCTGTCTTAAATATACCTAAGAAAGGTCTAAATATTCTTTTACTTATTTTTATAAATTGAAAAACTTTATTTGGTAAATTTAAGTATCCATCATCACATTTTATAATCAACAGATTTTCTTTTTCATTATATAACCATTGTGTGTCTAAATTCTCATCACCTATAATTTTTAAATATGTGATTGGATATTTATCAATATTATTTAAATATTTAATATATTGTTGTTCGGCAACATGATAATTGGTTTTACATGTAATAACTCCTAAAACAAAAGTATTACTATTGTAATTTCGAAGTATATAGTCATATTTATCTGGATAACTTGTCACTTTTTTTTCAATACTACTGTAATCTTGTCGTTGAAAACCTAATTTTTTCTCAAAAATATACCAATTCGAACACGGTTGAAGAACTTTCCAATATTGATCTATCGCATATTTGTTATAATCTAGAGTTTCTTTAAAATGTAGATATCCTTCAATAAAATTTGATTTTAATGTTGGTAAAAAATTTCTATTAACAGCATAACCCGATGCTGTCTGAACACTAATAGCCTTATATAATCCTTGAATTTTTGAAGGAATAATTTGATGTTCTATACCAGATAACATTAAAATATCCCAAGATACATTCTTTTCAAAAAAATCAGAAATCTGACTATTTGTTTCATCTTTACCATTTTTAAAAACAAAGTCGTCTTCCAAAATCAAACAATTTCTTAAACCACTCAATTCAAAATGTTCAAGACATTTAATATGAGATGCAGAACATCCTAATCCACCATATTGATCATTCTTAACAGCTGCAATGCGTGTTACTTTTGACATATCTACATCCATTTTTATAAGTTCATTTCGTATATAAATATTTCTATCAGGTCTATCATCGAGATTAATATAATATATTATATCAAAATTATCCATTTACACCCTTGAAGATTTAAAATGAGACAAATATTTATATATTTTTATTAGATAATCATAATGAAACATAAAATACGATGAATTAAATGCCGAAATAAAAAATGCAATAAATAATATTAAAAAAGAAAATTATGTAAATTATTTTAATTATGCTTATAAGAAAGAAAACTTAAAACCATATACTGATAAAACTTCTACATTTTTTAGAAAACCCAAATTGTATAAACAAATATAAGAATATAATGTGTATATTTTATAATAAATATATATTTAGAAAACTCAAATTAAATGGTTATATGAATAGATTAAAAAGCGAACAAAAACTAATGAATAAATTTCAAAAGGTTTTTGGTGATAAAAATGATGTTGTTGTATGCTTTGGTGATTTTGAACAACGAAAGCATATGAAATATAAAGAACCTATAAAAGGTAAAGGAATGAGAATATTATTTAGAAAATCAGGATATGAAACCTATTTAGTAGATGAATTTAGAACAAGTTGTAAATGTTGTAATTGTAATGGTGGAGATTGCGAGAAGTTTATGTTAAGAGAAAACCCTAAACCTTGGAAAACTAATTTTGCTCTTGTACATGGTCTATTACGCTGTAAAAGTGGTTGTGGATTTTGGAACAGAGATACGAATGGTGCAAAAAATATTTATAAGATAGCATATAATCATATAAATAATATAGAAAGACCTTTGTATTTAAGTAGGAGCAACAAATCAGGTACATTACACGATGTACCATAACCAAAATTTACATGCTTTGAAATAAGCGAACCTTGTAGTATATGAAATTCTTATTTATATTTTTTTATAAATATTTGTCTCATTTTAAATCTTCAAGGGTATAAACATTAAAACATATATACACTTAAATACTTTTGAGATATAATGTCATTTAACCCTCATATTTCTGTGTTAATACCATTATATAATAATATTGAATTTTTGGAAGAATCATTAGAATCAGTTATTACACAATCATATGATAATTGGGAAGTAATTATTGGAATATATGGTCATAAAATTGGTTCAGATATTGAAAAAAAAGCAATGGATATTTTACATAAATATGATAGGTTTCAATATAAGATTCGTGTTATTGTATATAATACACAATATAGATCAGAAACAATGAATCATATGGTAATTGATTCTACATATGACTACATTGCAATTCTTGATGTTGGTGATATATGGATGTCTAAAAAACTAGAAAATCAAGTACCATTATTACAACATTATGATGTAGTTGGAACAAGTTGTGAATACTTTGGAGCTGTAAAAGGATATCCTAATATTCCTATTGGTGACTTGAAAAATACAAATTTTCTAATTTGTAACCCCGTAATAAGTTGTAGTGCAATAATTCGCAAATGTTATATAAACTGGGATGATAGCGAATATCAACATAAAATAAAAGGATTTGAAGATTATGATATGTGGTTAAGACTCAAATATAAAGAAAGAAGTTTTTATAATATAAATAAAATTCTCTGTAAACACTTTGTGCATAAAGAAAGTGTATTGAATAACATCGACACAATATATCTTAATGAATTGAAATCAAAATGGAAAAAAGAATTCGGTCTTTAATGTTACAAGTGTATAAATTTTTTGTGAATAAAAATCCAAACTATAACATAATGAAACAAATAAACTTTATAACAGATCTTCGTGAAGTTCATAAGCAATTAGGTAATGATATAAGATTATCTGAAGTTTCTTTGAAACTCATCAATAATATGATTATAGATCTTGCAAGAAGAATTGTTTTTCTTTCTATAAAAATTGCACAGTACTCAGAAACCAATGTTATTTCTTGGAAAGATATAAAATTTGGTACAAATATTGTATTAAGTGGAGAAGTAATAAAACATGCGATATCAAGTGGGGACAAAATCCTCCAAAAATATAACAAAATAGAAACTACTAATGAAAAAAATACTAATATAAAAGATAGTGCAATTGGTTTGGTATTTAAATCCAGTAAATGTAAGCATATTATATCAGAATTCATTGTTAAAAGAAATACTATAAGTCATCGTGCTTGTATATATCTTGCAGCAATTATAGAATATATAGCAGCTGAAATTTTGGAAATTAGTAGTAATGCAGCAAAGGATAATAGAAATGGAACATTATTTTTAAAACATATTTATTTAGCTGTAAGAAATGACGAAGAACTATCGCATTCTTTTATGGGATATATAATTGGATCTCCAAATATCTTGAGTATAAAAGATGATAGTGATAAATATATTATTCAAGAGCCTTTTGGTAAAAAGTTTTTCACAGATGCATCTATCAAACGCATATTGTATAAAGCTGGTGTGAAATATATTTCAAAGGATGTATACATCAAAGTAAGATCGTTGATATATGATTTTGTAAAAAATATATTAACTGTGATTTTTAATATACAATTGAAAAATAATAAAAAAATAATTACTTATGAAGATGGTTTAATGGCGTTAAAAACAATGCACATATCTTTTTATACATCAGACAATTTTGGAACAAAAGGTAATTGTCGAAGATCTATCAATGTGTTAGATTTAGAATCAAAAACAAAAAGAAAAACACGAAGAAAGCCAAGAACTAATATACCAAAATTAATTCAGAAATATACAAAAACCGAATGTGCAATTTTACCACATTCAAGTGTGAAAAGAATAATAAAAGAAATTGGATTTGAAATAAGATCCAGTCGAAAATATACAATTAAAATGACGGATCAATTTGTCTGGCTTGTTCATGGTATTCTTGAACAATATTTAATTGGAATTTTGGGAGTTTCATATAGTGTCACAATACACAGTCGAACAAAATTAGAACCAAAAGATATTGGTATTATACTTGCTATAACTCACAATGGATTCAACTTTTGAACACAGTTTTTTGGATTTATTTTTTCAACCACAATGATGTCCAAGTCTAGCTTCTTTCGTCATTGTTTTATATTTGTTAAAGATCATAATATCTTCATGATACTTTTTGTCCAAATATTCATGTGCAATATCGGATAACTCGAAATTTCTGGGCTTGAATACAGCATTTTCGTGAGGGATGTCATAATTAATATGACAATTCATCGATGTAAAGATGTAGCGAATGTCATCGGAGAGTTCATGAAAAAGGGCAACTCGTGGGCAACAACACCTGTTCAGCCAAATATGCTGTGGTGTATATGTCCACTTGTCATCAAGATGCATGTTTCCCACCTTGTGATTGACATTCCGAATCTCTCTACTAACAAGATCGTATTGCTTGTGATTGATATCGACAAGAACCTCTATCCAGCTGTTTGGATCAACGAGGTCCCTTGTCTCAAAATCGTGGTATTTGTCAGGATCACCGTCTTCATTGTCTCTCATGAACGCCAGAGAGTAGCGGACCGCTGAACAGAACCTGTCTTTTGGATCACGCAATATAACAAGTTGTTCACCATCAAGGGTTCCGGGATCTGTGCCGTGACCGTGATAAGTGATGAAAGAACCTTCGAGATTGGGTGCACAAATCTCTTGAATTGATGTCCCTGCATTCTTGGGGATGTGAATGAAATCGATCATTTTTCTTGTCGTCACGAGACAAATCCGATTTTGGTTTCTTAAATGTAATCATTTTTTTTCGAAACAGATCATATTTCGGTTTCTTTTATTGTATGTGTTTATTTGATAAATATAGATTCAATAAGTAGAATAATGTATGGAAAAACACAACCTGTTAAGGATAAACCTAAATCATCGACTGGAAAACTAAAAGAATCTGTTAATGCTCAACCATCAACAAGATCATCTGTGAGAAAATCGCCAGGAAAAACAGAAAAATCTGTTAATGCTCAACCATCAACAAGATCATCTGTGAGAAAATCGCCAGGAAAAACAGAAAAATCTGTTAATGCTCAACCATCAACAACATCATCTACTGGAAAATCGCCTGTAAAACCATCGTCGAGATCATCTACTAGACAATCACCTCAGCAAAATGTTACTAATGATAAATCAAAATCACCTACTTATATATTGATAACATGTGAAAATCGTGAAACTAATTTAATTATAAAAAAAATATCTGAAAAAGTCAAAAGAAATGAAACTCAACATTTCTATTTATATCATATATCACCACCAAAGACATATTTTGTCGAAACTCCTGATGGTACATTACAAGGCTTAATTCAAAATCAAATGAATACCGAATTTTTGAAAAACATGTTAATGCAAATGTTTATATTGATTTTAACATTACATCACTTTGGTATTAGAAAAAAAAATTTTGACATTCAAGATATATCATATTACAAAACCGATGATGATTCAGAATCACGATATTTTCATTATAACATATTCAATCAAGATTATTATATTAAAAACGATGGATATAGATTGATATTATCAGATTTAACAGAAATTGAGCAAAATAATTATGAACAATCATACGAAACTAAGACTAAGTATGAACAAGAAGCCGAAGATGATGAAGATGGCATTTTTGAAGATGAATATGGAAGAATAATTGAATATTTTGATAAAATTGAAAATAAAAAAATCAAAAAAATCATAGAAACAATAAAAGAAATGAAAACAAGTGTTAGGTATCAAACAATAGATTCTCTTGTCGAAGAACATAATTTCTTAAAAACAGTATTCTCATTATTGTACCAAAACCCCGGAGCAAAAATTGTCAAATACAATGACACACCTTATATTATACATGATGATAGAATGACATTTTTTGATTACAAAAAATAATATAGAGTAATATACTAATTTACACCCATGAAGATTATTGTATGACATAATTATAGCAATTGAACCTGTTCCGAATACATTTAAAATTTTGGAAAATAATTGCTTAAACTATAATATTTGGTTAAATGATAAAAAACTTCTTGCTTTGCATTTGTCTGCTTTGATATGTCTCGATTTCGCCTGTTTTGTTGTAAAGGAAAACATACATCTTGGACATGTCAAGTTATCAACTTTATTACAAACTTTTTCATGATTGTATAAATGTTTTAATGTTTTGTATACTTTATTACATTTTTTACAGAGTATATTATTTGGGTTGACTTTTTGTTCATTTGGGTTGACTTTTTGTCCATTTGGGTTGACTTTTTGTCCATTTGGGTTGACTTTTTGTCCATTTTTTGAAAGTTCATTATTTTCAAACATTATGTCTTTATGTTTAGCATGTTGATGTCTTATTAGATTACATTTTACATCAGTTTTATAATCGCAAAAACGACATTTAGTGAATGGAAATGGCATTTTTATCAATATACTACATATATGGTACTTTTTTATTTATCTTTTTATATCTTTTTTAGACCATGAAATGATAAATTTATCACCTCTCTCCCCCCATGGCGTTTTCATGACTCTTGAAAAATGATGTTTTTTCTTAGTTTTCAAACTCTAGATTCGAACTCTTTACCAATTCTTTTATTTTTGACAGAACAGTATTATACTTTTGATTATCAGATTTGTTATAGACAATAAACAATTTATTTCGTATATGTTCGTACTTTTCAATGTCTTTTATTTCATTTAACAATTGTATTTCATTGTTGTCACAATACATGAGAAGCACTTCTGTATTGTCTTTCATAAGATTGGTAGACAGTAGACCTATGTCCTTTTCTTGCCAACAATTGTCTTCCAATACTTGACATTTGTTATCATTTGTATATTTAATATTATTATTTTCGGGAAAGTTTTTGTCAAAATGTTTCTTTTTGATATACAAAGGTACAGTGTTCGTTCCAGATTGTAACATCTTCATAATTTCTTCATGTGAAATATGATCTATTCTTTCAGATCCAAAGTTGTTTATAAAAATATTGTTAATATTGTTTTGTATATTATTTGTTGTATTATTATTTGTTATATTCTGAATATTTGGTGTTCGAGCATGAATTATACTTCTTGCCTTGCATTTGTCTGCTTTGATATGTCTCGATTTATGATGTCTATTTGAAAAAGAAATCATACATCTAGGACAAGTAAGACTATCAACTTTATTACAAACTTTCTCATGATTATGTAAATGTCTTGCAGTTTTATAAATTTTATTACATTTTGAACAAGACAAAAGACATGAGGTAACATTTTGTACATTTGGGGTAACATTTTGTACATTTGGGGTAACATTTTGTACATTTGGGGTAACATTTTGTACTGTTTTGGAAAGTTCATTGTTTTCAAACATTTTGTCTTTGTGTTTAGCATTATGGTGTCTTTTCAAATCAAAACGACGATTTGTACTATATATACAAAATGCACATTTATGCGTTTTTTCTGCGTCATTTTGCGTCATTACTATATTTGGTGTACATATTTATTCTTTAAATGTAAAAATCGCATCAGAAAAGTGAATTTACTGCGTTTTTTAGACCCTCTCTCCCCCCATGTCGTTTCCATGACTCTTCAAAAATGATGTTTTTTCCAAGTTTTCAAATTCTACTGTTGAAAGAATTATCATGTTTTAAGTATCATAATATAACCCTATCATATTTACTGTTCGATCTGTTTTATTATCTTCGCAAATCCAGTAATCAACAGTATCTTTTAGATTTTTTAATCTTGTATCCCATTCTTCTTTTTTATTTTTACTTATGGTCAATATATCAAGTTTATTCCTAGACCAACAAGATGATACTTTTTTACCGTCTTTCTTATAACCATCCGGGTTGAACCTTATGAAAATAATTGGACGATGTCCTACGTCTTGTGAAAGTTCCATTATTCGTTTATTTTCACACGAGCAATCATAATTTTGATGTTGATTTTCATCTATTTCTATGATAATTACTTGATAACCAAGATCTATCATTAAATCAGGTCTTTTTTTCGAACATCCATCTTTGATACTTTTATCCCATACTATATCGATATATGGAAATTGTTGTTTTATATAATCAACAACTGACTTTTCTTTTGTCTTGTAATTTCTTGCAACTGGTTTATCTGGGAAAGTATGTAAGAAACAATAAAGACAATATCCTTCATACTTGGGATTAGAAAATTTTTTATCTTTACACAAGACACATTTAGGATGCTTGATATCAATCATGCCATCGAGTTTACAACCTCCACAGTGACTGGCAACTTTATCGTTTGGCATTGCAAAGTTTGGTATTTTTTGTTTGCAAACGACACATTTACGATGCTTGATATCCATACCATCTAGTTTACAACCTCCACAGTGACTGGCAACTTTATTGTTTGGCATTCCAAAGTTTGGTTGTTTTTGTTTGCAAACGATACATTTACGACTCTTGATATCAATCATGCCATCGAGTTTACAACCTCCACAGTGATTTGCAACTGTATCGTTTGGCATTCCAAAGTTTGGTCTTTTTTGTTTGCAAACGATACATTTACGACTCTTGATATCAATCATGCCATCGAGTTTACAACCTCCACAGTGACTTGCAACTTTATCGTTTGGCATTCCAAAGTGTGGTATTTTTTGTTTGCAAACGATACATTTACGACTCTTGATATCAACCATACCATCTAGTTTACAACCTCCACAGTGACTTGCAACTTTATCGTTTGGCATTCCAAAGTGTGGTATTTTTTGTTTGCAAATGATACATTTACGATTCTTGATATCAATCATGCCATCGAGTTTACAACCTCCACAGTGACTGACAACTTTATCGTTTGGCATTCCAAAGCATGGTCCTTTTTGTTTGCAAACGATACATTTACGACTCTTGATATCAACCATACCATCTAGTTTACAACCTCCACAGTGAGTTGCAACTTTATCGTTTGGCATTCCAAAGTGTGGTCTTTTTTGTTTGCAAACGATACATTTACGACTCTTGATATCAATCATGCCATCGAGTTTACAACATCCACAGTGATTTGCAACTGTATCGTTTGGCATTGCAAAGAGTGGTCTTTTTTGTTTGCAAACGATACATTTAGGATGCTTGATATCAACCATACCATCGAGTTTACAACATCCACAGTGACTGGCAACTTTATTGTTTGGCATTGCAAAGAGTGGTGTTTTTTGTTTGCAAACGTCACATTTACTCGGCATCCTTTTGCTTGTATTGCGTTTTTAGTGTATGGTCCAATCAGTTTTTACCTAAATTTGAAAATATCTTGACATCTTTTTGAAGGCGTATCAATTACCTATTTAATTTATATGTAAACAAGACCATCGCGATCGCGAGATATTGACAATTAAAAATGAAGAAACTGACATATATGTGCACTAGAAAAAATCAAAAAAAATTATTGTCAAACATATCCAGTCTATTCTAAAAAGACGGGTCAACAAGTTATTCTCCTATAGTAATAACATGGTTTATTTTGATACTTTTGGCAAAATAGTCTATACGCTCTGTAAGAGTAGGTATTTGTTCAATTTATGAGACTGTCGTAATTATTGGTAATTGTATAATTCTCAATTCTCATGGATTGTCTCCTTCAAAATGTACAGAAACTCGAAGCAATGTGTTCTTTTTATATGATTTAGTTTTCGAATTCTGAACTTTTTATTAACTCTTTTATCTTTGTTAGAACAGCATTATACTTTTGATTATCAGATTTATTATAGACAATAAACAACTTATTTCGTATATGTTCATACTTTTCAATGTCTTTTATTTCATTTAACAATTGTATTTCATTGTTGTCGCAATACATTAGAAGAACTTCTGTATTGTCTTTCATAAGATTGGTAGACAACAGTCCTATATCTTTCTCTTGCCAATAATTGTCTTCTAATACTTGACATTTGTTATCATTTGAATATTTAATATTATTATTTTCTGGAAAGTTTTTATCAAAATGCTTCTTCTTGATATACAATGGAATAGTGTTTGTACCAGATTGTAATATTTTCATAATATCTTCATCAGAAATATGATCTATTCTTTCAGATCCAAAGTTGTTTATAATAATCCGATTATCATTGTTTATATTTTGAATTGTTTCAGCATTTTGAATATTATTGGTTGTGTTGTTATTTGTTATATTCTGAATATTTGGCGTTCTAGCATGTATTATACTTCTTGCCTTGCATTTATTTTCTTTAATATGTCTATTTTTGTTATTTCTATGTGTGAAAGAAATCATACATCTTGGACAGGTAAGGTTATCAATTCTTTTACATTTCATTTCATGTGATTTCAAATGTCTATATGTTTTATAAATTTTGTTACATTTTGTACAAGAAAAAGTTTTTGGGATGTCATTTTGTATTTTTGGGATGTCATTTTGTATTTTTGGGATGTCATTTTGTATTTTTGGGATGTCATTTTGTACTACTTGTTTTGATTCATTAATTTCAAATAGTTTGTCTTTATGTTTAGCATTATGGTGTCTTTTCAAATCAAAACGACGGTTTGTACTATATATACAAAACGCACATTTATGCGTTTTTTCTGCGTTATTTTGCGTCATTACTATATTTGGTGTACATATTTATTCTTTAAATGTAAAAATCGCATCAGAAAAGTGAATTTACTGCGTTTTTTAGACCCTCTCTCCCCCCATGTCGTTTCCATGACTCTTCAAAAATGATGTTTTTTCTTACTTTCAATATAAAATGATTTTTTTATTATATAAGAGTAAATTGAATTATGTGCTGGAACGCTTCTGTATCATTAAATACATATATATTTGGTTTATTTGCAATTTTATTCTCATATTTTAATGGTTATACTGATATACTTGATAGCATGTTTTATCATTCAATAATTATTATACAGTTGATAGAGTATTTTATATGGAGTAAAACATTTTCAAACAGGTTATTATCTCAAATAGCATTTTTAGTTATATTATCTCAACCAGTATTTAATATTATACTGATAAAATCAAGACCAGAATGGATACCATATATATTAGTATCATATGTTATGTTTGTTATAATACTATATACATATATAATACCATTAAATACTATAGAATTTTCATCGGTACCGGGAGAAAATGGACATTTGTCTTGGAAATGGTTAAATATAAATGTATTTATATGGTTAATATGGTATGCTTTTCTATCATCAAGATGGATAATTGATAAAAAGTATTCATTGTTAATAATTATAACAATATTTCTAATTGCATCGATCATTCTTTATAAAGATACTCATACTTGGGGGTCCATGTGGTGTTGGATATGTAATATTGTATCATTCATTTTCATATTTGGTGTTTTTCGTAAAGAGATTTGTACAATATAAAAAAAGAATTGACAAGTCTGAATGTTAAATTACAAAAATCCTGATCAAAATATTCTCACGATTTTCTTTTGTTATTTACAAATCTTTTTGTTGTATATTTTAATAAATGCCAATTATGACTACACATCCCATAATAATTGGCACCATCTACCGAATATAATGGAACAAGAACATTATTTGTTTTTTCACCATTTTGAGCAATGTTATATGCAACCTTTTGAAAATTATCAATATATTTATCCAAATCAATTTGATATTGAGGAATATTAATGTTTTGATTTATTTTGAATTTATTTATATTTTTTATTTGATTTTCTTCAATTTTTGTTATATTGTATATTTCTCTTGATTGATGTTCTTTATCAATGATAACAGTTGTTTTTCCAAATAATTTATCTGAATATTTTGTGATTTCGAGGTAAACATACGATTCATTATTTGCAATTTCCTGTGGATTTTCAGCTCTTGATATATCTAAATCTATATGATATGTTGTTTTTTTATTTATAGTTCTTGAAGCACCTGGTAAAAATCCACAAGGTTGATGGCCAAAAATATTATAATAATGTGTATGATTGCTTTCAACATTTATTGGTTTGTTGCGATACATAAAAGGCCCTTTATCTTTCAAAGATCGTATTGTTACAATGGGTGATAGTTCTGAATCAACTTTCATCGGTATTTTACGAATTCCACTAGATGATGTCATAGCAATAAATCTTTTATATTCATTTAAATTTGAACTCGAGTAAAGAGAATCAACTTTTCTAAACTTGTTTAGAAATAAACACAATTCATTATTTAATCGCGGAATATTATCAATCACAATTTTATCATCATTCTTAATTTCTCTACCCAATAATTTGGGTATTTTGAAATCATTATTTTTAAAAGGTATTCCCGAATGAGATGCAAATATCATTTTCCCACCAATAGTTATTTTTGCAATAATATGACAAGACAATAAATATTCTATATATAAACCATTGTATTCATTTAAACAATTTGGTAATGATCCTATATCGTATATTCTTCCCATTACCATATTCATCATCGTGATAAATTTATAAAGATTTTCATTTTTGTTAAGATTTATTCTGAATGTTTTACCATATTCCTTTCGAAAATATTTAATTTGATGAGGAGCCCTGAATGTATATCTATAAATAAAATCAATTCTTTTTTGCAAATCATCAGAATAAATTTCGTCAAAGTCTGATCGAAATCTCTCGTCTACAATTCCTTGAAAATTTATGTCATTGCGAATGTCTGTTGCTTTGTATTTAAAAGTACATTTTGGTATTTTTTTAACTAATGAAAATATTTCCTCAATATTTTTTGATTTATTTTTTTTGTCAACCAATATTTCCTCTATTTCTTTAACACAGAACTCTTTATAACATCTAATTTTATTTAAATCCCTGTTTCCACATGTTAAAATAACATTTTTTGGATTTTTTGTTTTTAAAGAATACATATCGATTAAATTTTGAATACTTTTTGGTCCTCTATCGATCAAATCTCCTGTAAATACAATAACTTCTTGTTTTTTCATTAAATCTTCATTCTTTATCAAATTAGCGATTTCTTTTGGCATCATTCCTTCTAAATCTGCAAAAACACGAATTGTAGTCTTATCATCAAATTCATAAAATCCATTGTCTTCAATTAAACTTTTTTTTCTTCTTGAATTTTTACTCATCTATTTACATTCTATAAAGAGATAATTTTGTTTACATAACTCTTGAAAAAACAACTTTTTTCTAATGTGTATGAGCTTTTTTGTCAGTTCCAGGTTGCACATGGTCTTTTCAAATCAAAACAGATCTGGTAAAAACCAAACATATCAAGATAAATCTTTTTCTTCTCCACGAGAACTTAACCTGTCGTGGAGAACACAGAGTTTTCCACTTGAGAGCCAAAGCTCACAAGACAAACACATAATGACATGTGTTCAGAGATGTCAAATATGGTTGGAGACAGCAATGGTGAGGAACAAGCGGACGATGAGGGAACACGAGATAGCGATGTACGAACTTTACTTACAATTGAAATGGAAAGGTATTCACACTTTGACAATTGCTCAGAGAATGGACATTGCCCACTACTGCACACCCACTCTTCCGATTTCTCAGATATTGATCAATGATAGGCAAGGTTTGTGTTGTCTTCCACCATCTACTTCAAGATTCTTAAAAGACTGTATCAAAGCCTTCAACTACCAATCTGCAATTTTTCGGTACAAGACGAAGCCTTTGCCACAAGGCATCAATTTCTTGACACCTCATATCTCACCAATCCAAAGAAGAGCTTTAAAAAAAGACATTCTGCCCTTCTTTACGATGCTCAACTCTACAATTGAACTGGAAACGGAACCATTGCATTTGTTGAGCCTTGGACGAGACTGTTTGAATCTTATTGGCAAAATGGTCGTAGAGGACAACAAGAAGAGATGGCGGAAATGGTCGTACAAGTATTATGGACGCGTCAAGGAGAAGTATGGTTTTGTGACAGACTGGTCAATGTTCGTCGAGCAGGATTATACAAGAATAAGCGAAAAACATCCTTACAATATACCGATGAAAATTCGTAATTATTGTGTCGTTTGGGGATATCACACAGAGGTTATTGTTGTTGGGAAACGTTGGTTAGATATATGGCAAGCATGTGATGCGTTAATTCGCAATACATTAGATAAAGAAGGGTATTACGACCATCATAGATTTATAGAACGATTGGTACGACCAGGGCACAAATCATTCGAACAATACGATATTGGAGAATTTCTACGCGAAGATGATCCAGAAAATAATGGAAATGATGGAGAATATGACGAGAATATATGGTATTTGATCAACGGGTCACGAGATGTTTGATTTTTCTTAAAAATTGTAAAAATCACCGATGAAAAAATCGTTAATAAGTTTTCCAACAAAGCTATCATCACTTGGTTTTGTCTGTAATAAATGACAAGTTAGTAAAGACACTAGAAAAAATAAACAAAGATACGGTTCGACCAATATCCCTTATGTTAAAAAATTTCAATGAAACATTAAATGAAGACGATGTTCACACAACATTTTGGCATAATCCAATTTATAATAATTAACAAAAAATGAAAATGTTTTAATTCATTTGATTTGAAATCGTAAACGCGTGTGAAAAAAAGTACAAGATTATGGATTCGCGTCGAACAAATCCTCACAGGGCAGCCAGATCTCCTCCTGTAAGAGATGAAACAGACGATAGCGATGGGATACTTTCAGAGGCTTCTCAGGGGTCAGGTGATTCTTCATTTTTTTCTCCTTCAGAAAGTGAAAGAGGATGTCCAACATGTCGCAAAGTTCCAGCAGATTTTCTCCGCCTCTATCCAGACACATTCAAGTGCCCAATTTGTCTGACAGAAGAAGTAACAAATGTATTCGCTCTTGTCCCGTGCGGGCATTGCATCTGTGGAAATTGTAAGGATATGTGGCTTCCCTCCAATACCTTGTCCCCTCTTCGAGACATGGCAAATCTGAATATATCCAATACAAGCGATGCAAGTAATACAAACAGTCAAGGTGCCGCAAGCGGTCGTCGAGGAAGACCTTTGATGTCTCCACACGAAAGGAGTGCTGCTTCTACAAGACAAAGGAAGCAAATAATCTTGAATTCAATCGAAAATTGGCAGTTCAACAATGGTCTCATTCTGGACACAATCTTTTACTGTGACATTCCAGAAACATTTGAATCACCAGACGAGGAACCACGAGAAGTATTCAGGCAAAGACTTACGGATGCAATGAACATGGAAGAAAACGATGGCTTTGGATACGAACATAATTCATGGGTATATGCATTGCTTCGAGTTTCTGTACATTTTCAAGGAGATAATCCATTGGAATGTGTTAATTATACAATTACGATTCCTTCAGGGTGTTTCAATCTTTCATTGACAATGCCTCTCATCAAAGGATTGAAAGATAAGGATGTTATTCAATGTGCTTATCTTGAAGCAGAAAGTGCAAATATTGAAATTGGTGAAAGTCCTTCACAAGATCAGCGAAAAAGCTATTTTATAGATAACATTTTAACAACAGAAGGTGCAATGGTTTCGTCAGGACAAGAACTTGTAAATGTTTCTGATTTTTTTTAAAAAACATATATTCTTTAAATAAAGGATATGCAAAATTCATCAATTCGGGAAGCAATAAACAATTTAACATTAGACCAATGTAAAGATTGGGTTAATTCAAATGGCACTGTCAATCCAATTACAGGTAAAGGTATAAATCCAAATTTAACATCAAAAACCTCAACAAATGTATTAATTTCAAATAGATGTTCACAACTGAAAATCACAAGACCTGGTAATCCTTATGTTCCTCCTCGAGTTCAAAATATTGAGACTAAACAGGAATTACAAAAGAAACAAAAGGATGTTCAAAAAAATGTTAAAGATGTTAAATATATCAATAAAAACATTTCATTCAAAATTACGGAATTATATGAATGGTGGAACAATGGTGTGATGCAAAAAAATGAAAAAATACATTTCAAACATCCCATGAATAAGGAAAAATTGGAAGAAAATTCCGAGGTTTATAATAGATTATTACAACAAAGTGATGTATTATGTATTACACCAATAAATATTGAATATCTTCTTGAAAACAAATATATTTCCAAGGTATCATTTGAAATTTTAACTGATCTTAGAAATGAAGTCAAAACCAAGAATATTAATCTACGACTTTTGGATAAAGACAATAAATGTAGTAGATGTCAAACACAATTAAGATTCTTGAAATATCAAAAATATCTTTTTAGATTTAATCCAAAATACAGAATACCAGAATACTTTGTTAAGGATAATATTAAAGAAATTGATAGTATAGAAAAGAAATCATTTTCAAGTGCAAGTATTGAAAATGTAAATGATATTGATACCACATGTATTCAAAATGTTGCTGGTATTCAAAATAAATATAAGAAATTTCAAAATAAAATGATTCGTGTTTGCGAAAATCATACAAAACAAATCACAATGATGTCGAATGCAGAAATACAAGAAATGTTGAGAAAATACAATTCGAGTTCAGAAATGTATGATCCAAAAATAAACATTCCAATAGTTTCCGATTATCCTTTACTTTCTTTATTTCATCACTTTTATTCTAATCCAAATTGTCTTGATATGCCAAAGAACAACACAAAGATTGTAAGTTACACTTTTAAAAATAATCGACTTGTTCGGGATCCAGGTGCAGACGTTGGTGGGATTTTAAATCAAACTATGAGTAATATTGCACATGAATTATTCACTTTCAAAGTTTTTATTAAACAAAATGAAGATTCAGTAAAATATTGTTTCAACCCAGAGTTTCGATTTGAAAAAAAACATATCGAATATTTTAAAAAGATTCGCGAAAAATCATCAGAAGGAATTTTTAAAGACATTACCGATGGTGTGATTTATAATACATTTTACAAATTTATCGGAAAACTTTTATCTTTCTTTTTACAAAATTCGTTTCAATTACCATACCATTTATCAAGTTATATATTAAATTGTTTTAAATTTAAACAAAATAAAATCAAAGATCATGAACATATTTTTTATGTTATGAATGACATGCCAGATATGTCGAAATCTATCATTAACTTGATGAAGGAAGAACCATCAACAATTGAATATCTTGATATGAATTATAATGATATATATAAAATACAATTCGATAAAAAAGAAGGTGATTTGATAACATCTAAAAATCTTGAACAATATTTTATAGATTTTGCAAAACATGTCAATACAAACAATATTTTACGTATTGATCAAACAGGTCAAACTAATAAGATAAGTGATGTTTCTTACATATATCATAATTTTTCACAAGGCATTGATAATGAATTTAGGAAAGTACTTCAGTATAGAAATCTTTCTCATAGTATTATTGATAAAATGATGACATATGAAGAAATAACAATAGAAGTTTTGAACAAATTATATGATAATATACATGAAAATATATTTATGACAAATCAGGCAAAAGATTGTACCAAATATCTTGATAATTACAGAACATATATAAAAAACATATTATTTAACAGGCAAAACTTATTTATGTCAGATGATTTTCATATAAATTTTATTAAAAAACTTTTACAGTTTTGGACAGGCATTGATTATTATAAAGCAGAAATAAAATACAAAATAAATATTATACCATATAAAACATCTGGATTTCCAGTATCACATACATGTTTTAATAGAATGGATATACCTAAATACGAGAATGAAAACACATTTTGGATGAAACTGAAAGAAGCAGTAGAATCATCTTTTAATCAGTTTCAAATAGCAGGTAACAACTGATAAGTATTCTTGTCCGGATTAGAATCCAGAATCTGCAATCTGATGTCTCGAAAACTCATCATTCATTGCATGTTTGATCGCGTCCATCATTTTGTGATTATCATTTGCCTTGAAGGCAATAACCCACTCCTCGTAACATGCAAATTCTACATCGCCAAAATTGCCTCGGAGTGACACGCGATTACGAACAGGCAAGCCAGCTGCACGCGCTGCATTGTCTTCTGCTTCACGAGCCGCGGCACGCTGCATCCTTCCACGCCAGCGCTGTACGAAACTGTTGTGCTTCATGATATGTTCATAAAGGACATTGATGACGCGACGAGTCGTCCCGTAGAACTTGAGAAGCTGTTTGAGTTCCTGTCCAGAATGTCCAGAATGTTCAGAATGTCCAGAATGTTGACATACGAAATGAATGAAAGAGTTCATCTTACCTCTTCGTCTTCGGGAGCATCTGCAACAACACTGCCACCACGAGATTGGCTGGTAATGCTCATCACATCGTCCATATACTCGTCACTTGGCACAATATCAGACACTGGTGGAGCTACTGCATTAACATTTCCAAGAGCATCGTCAATGTCTGTAAGGTCAATTCGCGTAGCCCCCCTTGCTGATCCTGGATGATTTGGATTATCCTCATCCATTGTTCTCGTGTCTTCTCGTGCAATTTTTTTTTACTCGAAAGTGTGTTTTGGTTTTCAGAATGAAGTATATATATCGATTTTGTAAAACTGGTATGGTTCACAGAAAAAAAACAAGGTTTTTGAATCAGTTTCTTAAACAGTTTCAATTTTAACAATTCCAAGGTATACCGACGAAACCATCTATAACGGCTACTGGAAAGATGACGAAAAAAATGGCAAGGTGTGATGAAGTATGCTAGTGGAATCATCTATAATGAACTCTACTATTTTTCCGTTTCTTACAAAATAATTTATATAAAAACATAGATAGATAATATATAAATGTCAATCACTGAATATTTACACAGCAAACGTTTTTTTAAATTCGAAGGATATAGCCAAGAGAATCATCAACAAGTAGATGATTTAATAAAATTGACACAGAATTGTAAAAAACGTGTACTTGAAATAGGATTCAATGCAGGACACTCTGCTGAAGTGTTTTTGAAAAACAATAAAGAAATAGATTTAGTATCTTTTGATTTGGGTCTTCATCAATATGTCAAAACTGCGAAAGAGTATATTGATATGACATATCCAGAAAGACATACTTTAATACTTGGAGATAGCAAAAAGACTGTTCCCCAATATTTTGAAGAAAATAAGGATGTGAAATTTGATTTTATATTTATTGACGGCGGACACGATTATGAAACAGCTAAAATAGACATTGAAAATTGTTTTCATTTTGCTGATGATTATACGATTGTTGCATTAGATGATACTATGTTCAAATCAGAATGGACAAAAGAATGGAATATCGGACCTACAAAAGTATGGGAAGAAAAAATAGTTCAAAAAAGGATTTTAGAACTTGAAAGGAAAAATTACGAAGAAGGAAGAGGAATGTCATGGGGTAAATATATTATGGCGTAAATTACGTAAGTTACGTAAGTTATGTGAGTTACGTGATACTTTATTTGATAGTTTATCTATTTGTTTTTTTTGCAATGTTTTGAAGTTTACACATAGAAATAAAACTTTCCATATCAAATATGACTAACATGTTTTCAAGAATTCATAAAAGGAAACAAAATTGAAATATTTCATTATATCTTTTAGATTAAGTTAAAAAACTGACACTTGATATTACAAAAATAAATAATGGTATTTCCAAGATATAAATATAATGATTTTCAAAGATTTAAAGATGCAACTGTTTATCTTGAGAAAATATTAAACAATGATATTATACATATCATAAGAAAATATTTTGTTGAAAAGGAAAAAATCGAAATTTCTTTAAATTATTTGAATATTGAAAAAAGATGGAGACAACTCGAATGTTTTACTTATGAACAGTTGAAAGAACAATATTTAAAAATTCCATTGGACAAAAGAATTATACTTCATTCGTCCAACCAATTTATTTGTAATAAAAAACTTATGATAGAAACAATTTCAAGATACGAAAGAGTTCATATTGACTTTCAACCAGTTAAAAGAACATCAAGTTATTCTGATTTGATACATCACAAAAACTATGATATTTTTAAACAGTTCAAAACAATATGGAAATATAATGATCAAAAATTAAGCGATATGTATTTAAATATTAGTAAATCAAGTCGACCAGCGTTATTTTATTGGCCAGATATTACCAATCATCTTGATAAAAAAAATGCGAATATTATACGAAGTCATCTGATCTCATCTTTATTAAAAAATGTTAAAATCAACAAGAATATGATAAAGGACTTAATACATACAATTTAAGAGAATGAAACAATATATAATTGTATAATGAAAATCGTGAAATCACTTATTGTATTTAACGGATTTTATGATATTTTTTGCGGTATTAACATTATTTTATTTTTCCATGAAAAATCCCCCAATATATTTGCTTGTTTACATCCTTCTATTTTTATATATGACAAGGATATTGTTCATCCTATTTTTTACAGAATGTTGGCTTATTGGATAATAACATATGGAACAATTCGTATTATGTATTTTTGTAATTCCAAATATATACATACGATAGTATCATTTACATACATATTCGAGGCTTTTGTTTTTTGCTTTGAGTTTTGTTTTTACGATTCAACATTTTTATATCATACATTATGGATTTCGTCTACATCATTAATTCTTTCATATTTCTCAATTTGAAAACTAAAATGTTAATTAAATATAGATGTCTACCTCATCACGTCGAAACCCTTCAGAATTACGAGCTGTTAAAACCATTGACAAATCACAATGCCGTCTGTATGAAGAAAAAAAACAACAAATAAAACAAATAAAACAAGAAAAACAAGTAAAACAAGAAAAACAAAAAGAAATATACAGGGAACAAAATAAGGAATTTTCAAAAATGGGAAAACAAGAATGGGAGAAAAATATTAAGGAAATGTTTCAGGATTTGTTTTTTTTTGATAAAGTAGAAAAAGAATTTCAGATGGTATACGATAATCATGCAACATTTTCAATGAAAAATAACGAGTTGTGTGAAGAATATTTTGAGTTTGAAACTTGGCCTTTGTTACAATCACGAAAATTTGAATCGTATATAAATGTAAAAGAAAGGTTGCGTAAAAAAAAAATAACCTTATACGATTATGGACAATTTTTGATTTATTGTATGATCATGGCCAAAGAAAATAACGATGCAAAAACATATAAATTTGAAAACTTTGACATGATATGTAATATAAGAACCTTATTAGGTCGAAATGAAGAAAATGGATTAACTGGTGATTACGAAATGAAACGTGGTTTTTTAGGCTTGAAACAAGAAGGAGAAATATATCAACGTATAATAGATAATTATAACATCTTTTTTAATGATTTAATAAATGATGTTATGTCTATAGAAGAATTTAAGTCTGACACATATAAATGTAACAATTTGTACACTGGATACAAAGTTTCTAACACTCATGTTCAAATGTTTATAGACAATCTATTGTTAAAAAATCCGCATTATAGTAAATTTAAACAAGATCTTGAAAAATCAGAATGTACCAATAATTATAATACAAATCAGTCACAAGGTGGATCAAAAAAAAAACAAAAGGTTCCAAAAAAATATATACCTCAACACCTGACTGAAAAAGATAAAAGAAAACAAACACAAATGTTAAAGAAATCAAGAGAAATGTACAAAAAAAAAGAGTATATTGATCGCAAACCTGTGAAATCTTTTAAATCAAAAGTTTCTCCTCATGTAAAAAAAGCAAAGGAAATATATAGTGTAAAAAATGTGAGTCCAAATAAAGAACTTGCGAAGGCATCTGGTTGTTCAGTAAAAGCTTTGAAAGAAATTGTCAAAAAAGGTCAAGGGGCGTATTATTCTTCTGGATCGCGTCCAAATCAAACCGCACATTCTTGGGGTATTGCTCGTTTAGCAAGTGCCATAACATCTGGTAAATCAGCAGTTGTAGATTATCATATATTGGAAAAAGGATGTGACCATAAAAAAAAAGCTTTTAAACTCGCAAAAGAAGCTCAGACAAAAAAAATAAGAAAACCCAAAAAAATTTTAATTTAATAAATTATTTTATAACATTTATTTAAATAATGGTTAAAAAAAATGGAGCAGGTGTTCTTAATTCAGTTTTACAAGATGTAAAAAAAAACAAAAGTATGATTGAACCTGTATATGATACAGTTTCTTATATTGGTTTGATTTATAAATTTATCCAGTCTGTGATATCTACTATAATTTGTATAATATTAATGATAATTGGTTATTATTTAATAAAAAATAATGACAAATCAAAGAAAACCCCCGGAACTGTAAATGTTGACAATTGTTTTGTCCACGAAACAAAAAACAAAAGAGGTAAAGTACAAACAAATAATGTATGTGATGTAACAATTGACTACAAAGTAGATGATGTTGAATATTCTAAAAAACACAGATTTAATAAAATGATGAATGATAATGATGTAATAGATGTCTTTTACAATCCGTCAGACCCAAATCAGTTTTCGGTAATAGGATATTTCAACTATTTTGGAATAGGAATGATTGTCGTTGGTATATTAGTATTGATATATACTTGGGTAACATTTGTTATAACATTGCTATTCAAACCACTTCAAGCAGCAGAAGGTACTGGTGTTATCATAGGCGAAGGGCTTGATAATGTCGTGGATGTTTTCGGCGATGATGAAGAATATTAAATTTCATTTTTAGTATTCTTTATCAATTCTTTTATTTTTGAGAGGATTATATTATATTTATCATTAACAAGAAATAATTTATTTTTTATATGTTCATATTTATCAACATTTTGGATATCTTCTGCCAATTTTATATCATTATCTTCACAATATAAAAGGAGAACTTCTGAATTTTCTTGAATAAGAGAAGATGAAAGTAATGCTAAATCTTTTTCTTTCCAATCATCATCTTCATATACTTTACATTTATTTTCCAAAGTATATTTGATATTATTATTTTCTGGAAAGTTTTTATCAAAATGTTTTTTTTCAATATATAATGGAATTGTATTGATTCCACTCGCGAGAATTTTTACAATATCATTATGTGAAATATGATCTATTCTTTCTGATCCAAAATTATTTATTATAAAATTGTTATTTTGAATTATGTTTTGTATATTATTATTTATATTATGTGTAATATTGTTTGTAATATTTTCAACATTTGGTGTACGAGCATAAATGATACTCCTTGCTTTGCAATTATTGGCTTTAATATGTTTATATTTTGCCTGTTTTGTAGTAAAAGAAACCATACATTTAGAACAAGTCAATTCGTCAACTCCTTTACATTTTGTGTAATGATGTTGTAAATGCCTTTTTGTTTTATAAATCTTGTTACATTTGAGACAAAATAGACATGGGCTTACTTTTTGTTCATTTGGGCTTACTTTTTGTTCATTTGGGCTTACTTTTTGTATTTTTGGGCTTACTTTTTGTTCATTTTTTAAAGTATCGTCAAAATTTAAAAATTCACAATGTTTTACATTGAAATGTCGTTTCAAATTAAATTTTCTATCAGAAAAATAGTTACATTTTGAGCACTGAAACATTTTGGTTTTAAAATTATGCTCTGTCACTTACATAATAGCTATATAAAAAATGTGTTTTTAATGCTCGTGTACAAGACCAAAAATACTCATTTTGACCCCCTCTCTCTACCCCATGTGTTTCCTAGACTTATGAAAAACAACATACTTTTTCCGGTTTTCCAACATCTGAAATAAATTTTTTACATATATTTTTATCCTTTTGCGAAATATATGGGTTATGATACATCAGTTTCATAATTTCTAAACCTGTTTTGAGATTAGATTTTGAATCTAGATGTACAAATGGCATAAGAATATAATACCAATCTTGTACATTTAGATCATAATGTTTATAAGAATCATCGTATAAAAATGTTATTGACATCTTTTCTGCAATTCTAGAATATATTTGAGAATATGAAATATCGTCAATATCGTGTTTTTCACAAAATGGTTTTGAAAGTTGGTCATATGCTATAATGAAACCGATTTGAACTTCTTTATCATATTTTTTCAAATCGTTAATATCGTATTTGAATGCAAACTTAATATCGTGAAAATATTTGTTAACAAAATAATTATAGTCAATTATTGTTTGTTCAAACCATTCATTATATAGTTGTTTGAAAATGATTGCTTTTTCCGCCAACATAACTTGAATTACTTGAGATTGAGAAAAGGGTTCATTTTTTTAATTTATGAGTTAGAAAAATAATTGTTACAAGTAGAGATGACGATTATGAACCAATTGGTAATGTTTGTCGTAATGGTGATAGTAGGGATGTGTTTCAATCCAATGAATGTTTTAGCCTATAGAATATCAGACCTTTATTTATCTTTAACACTATTTTATGGTGGTTTATTGATGGCTTCAAATATGATATGGGCACATGAAATAGTACATTATCTTTCAATGGGACATTTCAATATATATACATTTTTTACAGGAATATCATTATCACTTATAATATCATTAATAATGCGAAATCAAATTTTGGTAGATGATAAACAATGGTTAAAAAGAATGATAAGCCATCATTCTACTGCTTTAACAACATCTCATAAAATATATGCAAAAACAAACAATCAACAATTAAAAAAATTGGCCAAAGATATTATTGAAACACAGGAAAAGGAAATAACACTAATGAAGTCAATGATATAAAAAAATGATACTTTTTTGATAAAATATGTTTATGACTTTATTGGAAAATATCAAATATATAGATTATAACTATGTCAAAGGATATTATTATGAAGAATATGTTTTAAGTATTTTGCATAAATTTTATAATGTGAAAGAGGCATATTTATGGAAAAATGTTCCATATAGATTATTTTTGGAATCATCTATCATCGTAGATGACGATAAAATGAATATTAAAAAAAGGTATCAAACAAGTCAATCAAATATTCGTTTCAAAGTTTTGTTAGATACAGGGATAGATATAGTGGCTAAATTGAAAAATAATGATATACTTCTCATACAGTGTAAATGTTATCAACATCGTTGTATCTCGCAAAAGAACTTAGGTGGTTTTTATAGAACAATTTTGGATACAAAAATGTACAATCATTTGAATAAAAAGAAATGTAATATATATGGTGTAATAGCACATAGTAATTATTTGTCAGATATCATAACATCAAGTTACAGCTATCAAAAAGGAATCATACAGGATATTTTTATACCATATGATAGTGAAAAAATACAAAACGATTTCGTTCAAAATAAACTCAAACGATATAAAGACATTGTTTTCATAATAAATTCTGTTTTAATGTTGATAAATATATCATTTGTAGTATGGACGGTATATCAAAATGATCATTGAATAAATAAAGAAAAAAGTGTTTTGTATCAAAAAAAATTGCTCGTATAAAATAAGCAAGGAGAATGATAGAAGATTTTCCATTGGGAAAGACAGTTGGAAAAATCAAAAAGAAATGGGGGTTTGACCATCAAGTAAAGTTGAATCTTCCACTTACAACGCCATATTATAGAATCATAGGCAATTTTATTACCATTTTTATTCTTATGTCAAGAGCTGATAAAAACAAGTGTCTCAAAGAAGCATATTTAAATTATGGAGAAAGTTTACCACCGATACTAAGAAAAGCACGCGAATATATGCATATATGTACTGGTGAAAAATTCAAGAAGGATATCTGGGAATGTTTTGATATTCAAAAAACAATTATCGAAGAATTGTATAATGATATACAACAAAAAATCAAAATTGACAAAATAATAAAAAAATACGATGATATTATAGTATATAGGGGATTAAGATGTACTGATTCATATTTAATTGATTCAACCGATTTCGAAAAAAAACCTATGCTAATTAATGAATTACAAATAGGAAACTCTTATGTACTTCCTTGTTTTACTTCAACAAGTATTCTAGAATCCGTAGCACTTGATTTTATCAACAAGAAACTATACAAAAATGGCGAAATGAATTGTCAAAACAATGACGTTTTAAAGATTATAATCCCACCAAGTATGTTTAATAAGATTCCTTATATTTATTTCGGAACCGAAATTAACAATATTTCAAACTTTATATTTAGCACTGGAGACGAATTTGAACTTTTATTAAATATCGGATGTGAATTGAAACTTTTAAGTAAAAAGAAAGTTGATAATAAAACTTACAAAAAATATAATTTTGTCAGTAAACCAGGACCAGAGAATGTAATTGTTGGAGATCTTCACAACATGTATGATAAAGTTGAGAAAGAAATTGTTATAAGATCATATACTGAATATACTTTCGAATTGATTGCACACAATGAGAATTATGTAAATTATTTATTTAACGATTTTCAAAAATTTTCAGATTGTTTAAAATCATCACAAGTCGTTGTTTCTCCCAAGACAGTTTCTAAACCAGTAGCATCGTCACAACCTAGTTCTCCCAAGTCAGTTTTGAAATCAGTAGCATCGCCACAACCTAGTTCTCATAAGTCAGTATCTAAACCTGTAGCATCGCCACAACCTATTTCTCCGAAGTCAGTTTCGAAACCACTTGTATCTAAACCACTTGTATCTAAGACATCTTCCAAATCAGCGACATCGCAAAATCAACCTGTTTTAACCGGACCAAAAGGAGGTTTATATACAGTCAGTATAGTAAATGGTAAAGAAGTGAAAAAATATATCTCAAAACTTTCTAAATCTACAAAATAGCAAATAATATAATTGTATATAAATATCTTATTACACCAACCGTTATCAAGAGGCCTATTCATTGTGAAAAAATATAGTTTTTTTTATATCTTATTTTTCATTGAAATAACAATTATAACAGCTGTTCTAACAAAGATATAAGAATTGATTAAGAGTTCAACAACAGAATCCGAAAACTAAGAAAAAACGATATATTGATATAAGATAGATTTAGTAAATCATCATGTTAAAATTGTCACATTTACCTTAATATATAAATATCTTATTAATATGTATATATGAGAAATTTAAATAAAGATTTTTGGGATGAATTTTACAAAACAGAAAATCCACAAATTTCAAAACCAAGTAGTTTTTCGTATTTTGTTTACACAAACTATATTGAAAAATATAATGATGATAATGTATATTTGAAAATTGCAGATTTAGGTTCTGGTAATTGTCGTGATACAATATTTTTTAGTAGAAAGAAAAACTTATGTTATGGTATTGATGTTAATGGAGTCTTAAATGAAGAAAATATTAATGATAAATTATGTAAATTTATAAAAAAAGATGTACTTGATGTATTAAAAAAGTATGAATTACAAACACTGTTTGATATAATTTATATGAGATGGTTTTTACACGCATTACCTTATGATATATCTGAAGATATTTTCATAAATTCTTTACATAATTTGAAACCAGGTGGCTTGATATGTATTGAAGTTCGTTCAATAAATGACAAAGAGTTACAATCAAAAAGTGTATACGATGTTAAAGACAAATCTTGTTCATCTACACATAAAAGATGGTTATATAATATTGAAATTTTAGAAAATTTAGCAACTAGTAATGATTGCGATGTTTTATATTGCAAGGAAGATTATTTTTCACCAGATGAGAATGCAGAAACAACAAATCCATTACTCATAAGATTTATTTGTAAAAAGAAAATATTACCTTATTACGAAAAGAGTGAAAACTATTGTAAATATAAACATATAATTCCTAAGATGAGTTATTCAACAGAACATTATGATAAAATGAGTATATTGAATAAAATATTTGAAGAAAAAGGTATAAAATATGTTGCAGTTGCTGGAACATCACTTGGTTTAGTAAGACACGGAGGGATAATTCCTTGGGATGAAGATATAGATATAGGATTTGTGGAAGAAGAATGGAAAAAACTGTATGGAATAAAAGATGAATTTGAAAAATATGGATATGAATATTCGTTCAAAGGACAAACTCATTGGCATTTTGGTCCAATCGATTGTTTTAAATTGAGAAAAAAGGGAAATTTTTATATAGGAGAAGCACGAACATATTGTAGTGAAGATGAATATAATAATATAGCAAAACAAATATATGGTTATACATATATTTATGCCCCTTTTTGCAATCACGAATCTTTAAAAAAAAGATATGGGGACTACTTTCATATTGGAGACGTTAATGACAATTTTCATTTCAGTGACAAATCTGTAAAAAGATTTAATTTAAATCACAATGATTTATCATATCAATTAAAATTGAAATAAATTTTATCGATTTTTGATCAATTTAGGAAAAAAATGATTGATAACTTACTTAAAAACAACTATCATATAACGAGTATATAAGATCCAATTGAAACACTTCGAAAGAAATGACTACTACCAAGGTTATGGCTGAATTTAAGAACTTCATCGATGAGGAAAAGGTTTACGATCTGAAGGAATTGAAGACAATTCTCACCGATGCTTATAAGAAGGTGAGCGACGAAGAAAAAGGCTTGAAGTCTTCCAAGAAGACCAAGAAGCTAGATGAGAACGGAGAGAAGAAGCCAAAGAGGGCTCCTACTGCATATAACAACTTCACAAGCTTCAAGATGAAGGAAATTCGCACAAATGATCCAAATGTTCCTGTCAAGGAAGCAATGTCTCAGGCTGCGGCAATCTGGAAGGATATGAGCGATGAAGAGAAGAGTTCTTATAAAAGCTCTGCTTAAAAAGTTCAAACAAAAACAACAAAAAACAAAGTAAAAAACAATAAAAGATGTTCTAAAGAGCATTTTTTAATTTCACATTCTTATTTTTTCATTATTCTGGTATATTTAGAAACATTATTTAAATAATATATGAAAATTATTTTTTGTTAATAAAAATATATACAATGATACAGTTTGTTGTGGCAACTTTAGCACCAATTGTAAATTGTATTCAACTTTTTCCACAATTGTACAAAACATATAAAACCAAGAGTGTAGATGATTTATCATTGTATTCGTTGATTCTTATTTTAATAACAAATATTTTATGGTTATTACATGGATATTTTATATTTGATAAATCATTAATTATATCGGGTATAATTGGTTTGAGTATAAATGTTTTGTTATTTATAATGTATATTTTGTATAGTCAAAAATACACAAAATTCTATGATTAGAAATCAATATAAGAGGATTCCCTAAACCGATATAAATATCACATTTATAACATGACAAATTTATCACATTTCCTCACCAATGACTCTTCAAAAATGATGTTTTTTCTTAGTTTTCAAATTCTAGATTCGAACTCTTTACCAATTCTTTTATTTTTGACAGAACAGCATTATACCTTTGATTATCAGATTTGTTATAGACAATAAACAATTTATTTCGTATATGTTCGTACTTTTCAATGTCTTTTATTTCATTCAACAATTGTATTTCATTATTGTCACAATACATGAGAAGAATTTCAGTATTGTCTTTCATAAGATTCGTAGACAGTAGTCCTATATCTTTTTCTTGCCAAGAATTGTCTTCCAATACTTGACATTTGTTATCGTTTGAATATTTAATATTATTATTTTCTGGAAAGTTTTTATCAAAATGCTTCTTTTTGATATACAATGGAATAGTGTTTGTACCAGATTGTAACATTTTCATAATTTCTGCGTGTGAAATATGATCAATTCTTTCTGATCCAAAGTTGTTTATAACAAAATTATTTTGTATATTATTATTTGTTGTATTATTGATTGTGTTATTATTTGTAATGTTTTGAATATTCGGTATTCGAGCATGTATTATACTTCTTGCTTTGCATTTGTCTGCTTTGATATGTCTCGATTTATGATGTCTGTTTGAAAAAGAAATCATACATTTGGGACAAGTAAGACTGTCAACTTTATTACAAACCTTTTCATGATGATATAAATGTCTTGCAGTTTTATAAATTTTATTACATTTTGAACAAGATAAAAGACATGAGGTAACATTTTGTACATTTGGGGTAACATTTTGTACATTTGGGGTAACATTTTGTACATTTGGGGTAACATTTTGTACAGTTTTAGAAAGTTCATTATTTTCAAACATTTTGTCTTTGTGTTTAGCATTTTGATGTCGTATTAGATTGCATTTTACATCAGTTTTATAATCGCAAAAACGACATTTAGTGAATGGAAATGGCATTTTTATCAATATACTACATATATGGTACTTTTTTATTTATCTTTTTATATCGTTTTTAGACCATAAAATGATAAATTTATCACCTCTCTCTCCCCCCCTCGGTTCTATGACTCTTCAAAAATGATGTTTTTTCTTAGTTTTCAAATTACAAAATTTTGAAAATTTACATTGAAGAATTCAAGAACAATCATATATAAAAGATTTTTATATTAAATAAACTATAAAAATGACAAATACTCCATTTACTGCTGTTATTGTCGAACCAAGAAAACATGTGTGTTTGGAATATGTGTTGAATAATTTCAATCAAGGTCTTGATAATCAATGGCAATTTTTAATTATTCATGGAAATGAGAACAAAGAAATGGTTGAAGAAATTGTAAAAACATTATCTCCGAGAAAAATATTATTGAAAAATCTAGGTGTTGAAAAATATTCAACTAAGGAATATAATTTACTGTTTTATGATAAGAATTTTTACGATTTAATCCCTTCTGAAATATTTTTGATTTTTCAAACAGATGCATTAATTTGTTTAAAAAACAAACATTTGATAAATAATTTTCTTCAATATGACTATGTTGGTGCACCTTGGAATAACAAACATGTTGGAAATGGAGGGCTTTCGTTGCGTAGAAAAAGTAAAATGTTGGAAATTTTGGAAAAATGTGATGATTTAAAATTACTACCAAATGGTGAATATTTTAATGAAGACAGTTTTTTTTCAGAAGTTTCTGAAAATATAGCAAATCTACATGTTTACAAACCAAGTTTTGAAGAGGCTCAGAATTTTTCAGTAGAAACGGTTTTTAATCATACAGCATTTGGGACACATAATGGTTGGAAATTTAGAAGATCAAGAGAAGAACTGATACAGTTTCTAAACTGCTTTCCAGAAGTTATACCAATGTTAAAAATTTTGAACAATCAAAATTGAATAAAAAATATTTCAAAATTGTCAAAAATCGATTGTAATCCATGAATCTGGATATAAATCTTTAGTATTTTGATTTGTTAAATCATTTTCAAACCACTTAGATGGAGTACAAACTATTTTATCACTATTTTCACACATATATGCCCCCCACCAAGAAAAAGTACTATTAGAAATTATATGATGTTTACAGAAACTCATCAACATCATTTGTTTCCAATCTGGAATATTATCAGAAACTTTTAAAAAATCATAAGAAAATTGTTTTTTCAACTCAACAATTATTTTTTCTACTTTTTCATTATCTTTATGGTCACTAAAAAGTAAAATATTATAATTTTGTATATCAATGTGTTTTTCCAAATATTTAATAGCATTTTGATAATAATCAATTGGTAAAATAGTATAATTTAATTCATTTCGTCGAAAATGCAAAGAAATACAAGGCTTTGCAAAAACATGTTGAAAATCGTTAAAAACAGTTGTTCTAACATCATTAATACCTGTTATTTTCATAATTTGTTCATATTCTTTTTCAAAATACTTAAAAGATTGAAATAATCCTTTAAGATTAAAACTATTTTGTTGAATAGGTATTTCAATATGTGCAAATTCTTTTTCTTCATATAATGGAACATTTTGAGCAATATGAGGTGTTGTTTTGTATTTAAGTTTGGACAAAAGATTATTAAAATATGTTTTGTTTTTATTGTCAAGAGTTTTTGAAATATCTGAATACAAAAGAAAGTCAAATTCATGTTTAATGGAATATGCAATTGTTGTAAAAATCATAAATAATTGATCATATAAATCAGAATAAAGATATGTTTGAATTATTTTATTATTGGTAGATTTGATAAGAATATCAAGTTGATTATTTTTTTGCTGTATTTGAAGAATAATATTGATTGCAATCTTATGGTTTTGACAATGATCTTCATGAATATCACTTCCAAAATTAGTATTTGAAACAAAGAAAGGATATGTAATGATATATGATTTTGCTACTATATACATATAATGATCTGCTGCCGCCCAAGAACTATATGATAAATCATAAGAATTATTCACTTTGTCTTTTACATATTTTTTAAGAATTTTTGAAGCACCTTCTCTCGATACCAAATATATTCCAGTTCCTGAATATATGTCATCTTCAATTTTTTTAAATAAAGTTTTCTGTTTTACAAAAAATTCATTATATAATTGAATTATATAAGGGCTACCACTTGTAAACAATTGTAAAACTTCTACTTTATCATTGATTTTATTTTCGTAATTTTTAATATAACTTAAAAGTTTTTCAATATCAATAAAAGGTATAATCATATCATCTTCGCATACTATAAAATATTCATGTTTTTCATCATATCCTTTTTGAATAGCATTTAAATGAGATAAAATACAAGCAATTTCGAAGTCAGTACTTCCACATTCTTGATGTTTTTCGATAACAAATTTGTTTAGGTCTTTTGGAGTAATACCTTCTATTCTTTCATTTTGAAAAGGTAAGTTTTGAAATTGATTTTGCATAAATGATCTTCTATGTTCAGAAGCGTTTGTATTTATCCAATAAAATTTCATTATTTATTAAATAGATTAAGACTTAATCTTTTTAAGTAAATTTGAATAAATTTCGACTATTTTGGGGAAAAAATGATCGAAGATGAAATAAAAACAATTATCTTATAAGATCAACAATCCAACAATGACTACCACTAAGGTTATGACCGAGTTCAACAATATCATCGATGAGGAAAAGGTTTATGATCTCAAGGAATTGAAGACAATTCTTGCCGATGTCTTTAAGAAGGTGAATGATGATGAGAAGGCAAAGGCTAAGCCTACTAAGAGGACAAAGAAGCTTGATGAGAATGGAGAGAAGAAGCCAAAGAGGGCTCCTACTGCCTATAACAACTTCACAAGCTTCAAGATGAAGGAGATTCGTTCAGATGATCCAAATGTATCTGTTAAGGAAGCAATGTCAAAGGCTGCTGCAATCTGGAAGGAAATGAGCGATGAAGACAAGAATTCTTATAAGAATACTGTTTAAAAGTCGTATATTAAAAATTTGAAACCAAATCAAAAATTCAAAAAAATGAAAGTGTTCCCATAAAGGACATTTTTATTTTTTGGGTTTGATTTTATAAAAATCTAGAAACAATTTGTATGCCATATATGAGAAATAAGCAAACATTGTGATAATGACAATAATGTAAACTATCATAGATAGTATTGAAACAAATCTATTTAATCTACAAAAAAACGATGTGTCGTCAAGAGGACATCTGACATTATTTCCAGATCCCGACATAGCAGCTAATCCACCTGCACCAAGTGCTGTACCTACACCTGGTGATATTAATGAGTTATTTTCGTTTTGATTTTTCGATCGTCTACCACCACTTCTCCCGCCTCTACCTTTAAATTGCTCCATATCTTATACTAATATAATCCAATAAAATATTATTGTTTTGACATAAATTCGGCAAAAATATCTAATGCTTTCTCTGTAAAATTAAAATTTTGTAAAATGTAAAATATAGTCAAATACTCAATTTTTGTTATTTTATTTTTATCAGTTATACATTTGATAACATTATGTATATCATCTTGGGAAATTCTTCCATCCCCTCTACCTTTAATACATTCTTTAACAGCATCCAATATACCTTTATCGTATTTTATACCATTAATTATTTCATAATAAGACATCTCCTACTTTTCTCGAACAAATAAATTTATATTGTAATGATTAAAAAATGAGAATATATTTATAAAAATTGCTATAGCAAATGAAGAGATTGTCGCTACGATATAAGAATCCTATTTCAGAAAATAATGTCAACAAAAAGAGTATTTTTGTCAAAATGTGCAATTGTTTAAAAAATGTGTTTGCAGACGAAGACATTGTTATAACTCAGAGTAAAAGAATAATATTTGACGGAAATGGAGGATATAGGATAGGATATATTTAAAAATTACAAAAAAGAGTACATTTCAATAAAAAATCTGACAAAAATAAAATCTATTTACAAATTCAAAAAAATAATGTGAAATGTACTCTTTTTTATATTTTGAAAGTTAAATAGCAAAAATTATATCAAAATTGATAATACGGTTATTGCATACTTTATACTATAAATGATAACATAATTTACACAACAATCCAATCAGGATAATAAATTTCTTTCCATTGACTTGGACCATCTTTTTGAAACCATTGTGAAGGAGCTATTACTGTTTTATTTTTGCTATTACTCAAATAAGAGCCCCACCAACTGAATGTTGAATTTGCCAAAATATTATGCGTAAAAAATGTCATAAGAATAAGTTCTATACATTCGTTTTTTTCATCAACAAAATAAATATCATTTTCTCCAATTCTAAAATTTTCTTTACACCATTCAATATCGTCTGAGAAAACAACTATTTTTTTCTTATCTGGTGAGTTACAAACAATATCATATGCTTTTTCGTAATAAGATCGATTCATAACACCATGGTAATGTTGCGGATTGATATAATCTGTTCTTCTAACATGAACAGATACATAATCATCATCTTTATCACTGAACATTTCTTTTTTAATCTGATTATACCTATCATACGCAGTGTGCATATATGTTGCATTGCTGAAAACCAGATCTTGCATTTCTTTTCTAAGCTCGTTAGACAAATATTTATAGGATTGAAAATAACCTAACAACATGACATTTCCATTGACATTTGGTAGATCATTGTGTACAAATTCTTGTTTTTCACGAATAAATTGAAAATTGAAGTGATTCACTTGGTCAATGGGGAAAACTTGGAGTTTGTTTTGAAAAAGTGTTTTCCAGTATGTATTTCTTTGAAAACCATGTGATTTTGGATAATTTTTATTATTAAAAAAGATAAGAGATTTTTTGTGTTTTTTTGAATAGTCGAGTGCGGTAGCAATTTGGAATAATTGATTTCCTAACCCACCTTGGATATGACATGATACATATGATTCGGACATGTAATAATACATGTTAAATATTTATTAATCTTTGATATCTTTTCTTTTAGAAATAAAAATGCAAGATAATTATTTTTGTGACTTTTGACTTTCAGTGGAACGATGTAAAAATGTATTCGAATATCATAACATTGATAACTGCATAGATGTAAATTCGTAAAATAATATTATTTGTTTCATTGATATCATTTTCATACAAATAATCATTATTATATGTAATCCTGAAAATATTTGTCATATTTGTAATATTTGTGCCATTATAAGTATTATTTTCAAAATTATTTTTGGATACCATATTCAAAATAAAATTTCGATTATTTATTTTATTTTTCAAAAAATGTTTGCTAGTTGATAAATACGAAGGTTTTGCATAAGAAATTATTGGCGAGAACTCGATACTGTTATTAAAAAGGGTTTGGATTAATAAAATGTTTAATAAGATTTTCATGTAAAAGTTATCTAATATTATATAAATATTCTTTAATATAATATATTTCATTTTGAGTACATTTCATTAAAAAAATCAAAAATTTATAAAACCTTCATGAATTTCTAACAAATGTTAAGGAATGTACTCTTTTTTATGTAATTTGAGTACATTTCATTAAAAAAATCAAAAATTTATAAAACCTTCATGAATTTCTAACAAATGTTAAGGAATGTACTCTTTTTTCATATACATCAAAAACTTATTTGGTATAAATGGTGAATACAATGTTGAAAATTTTCAACAATATTATTAAAATATGTATATTGAATATTATTTTCTTTACACCAATCTCGTACAATCTTTTGAATTAAAGGATAATGAACATGAGAAATTTTTGGAAAAAGATGATGTTCAATTTGATAATTCAAACCACCATTTATAAATCCAAGCCATTTACCACCAACTGTTGAAGAAGATTCAACTTGATATTTTGCCCAATCTAAATTAGATTCCGAATCTTTTGTTAAAATAGGTTTAACTCCTGTGAAATTGTGAGATATAATAAAATTAAACCCAAGATAAGCTCCCCCTACCATTAAAGAATAAGTTATATAGAATAATGTACTGAAATAAGGATAATAATACATTGGGATGATATAGAATCGTATAATAAATAATATACGAAAAATCAAAGCAATAAATGCTTCAGAATAAGCCATTTTGCATATTTTTTTACCACAATGATTCATAAATACTAAATCATAAATTTCTTTGAAATGCCAAGAAAAAGGCAATAATGGTAATAAAAACCATATATAAATACTTTGATACATATGAAAGTCGCGAATATCAGATTTGTAATGTAATCTCATCATATTTGTTGTAACATCTGGATCAAAATCTAAAACATTTGTATGAGAATGGTGCATTAATACATGATGGTGTCTCCATAATAATGCACTTCCACCAATCCAATCTTGTGTATATCCCCAAAATGTATTGATCCAAGGTTTTGACGATACTGCACCATGATTTGCATCGTGTTGTATATTGAGTCCGATAAGTGCCATAATAAATCCTAATAAAGTGCTTTTGAAAAGAGAAAACCCATTGGTAATATTATCATATTCTAAATACATTTCAAAACCTAAAAGAAAAAATGCTTTTGAATACCATTCAAGACTAGCATATTGATATGGTAATGCTTTTCTAACACGATTTTTGAGATTTTGAAAAGAAGAAGAATTAATTATAAACATTTGTTTATCAAGTTTTATTGTTCTCAATTTGTAAGGTTCTAAAACATCAAACCTCGGTGTTTTATGATTGTGTAACATATGATAATGTATTGTCACATCGTTTCCACCAAAAATATTCAAAATTTGTTTCCCACCTGGATGAATTTTTGAAAAACTTTCTAAATTATATACGTTATTGTGTAAAATTACTTCGTTTTCTTTCAATCGAATCATAATACATAATTGAAAATACTATTTGTTTATATCAAAAAAATGATATAAAATATATAAAAATAAAATAGATACTTATATCCGAATGTATAAGCAATATATTTATCATAAAAAATTTAAAGATGAATGTAATGATTGTATAGAATCAAATATTGTAAGTTCTGTGTATTGTCAATGTAGCAATAGTAATAATAATTGCTATTCTGTTATTTTTGTATCAAATACATAAAGGCTATTCTCATACAATTATCCACCCGGGTGGATAAAGATCATCGACGCCCGAATGTTCCCAAATTGAGGGTGTAATAACAATTTTTTCATCATAATTGCTGATAAAAGCTGCCCACCATCCAAAAAATGAATTATCAATAATATTATTTTTAAAAAAACTCATTAGAATAAAATCTACACAAGTATTACCAGTGTCGACAAAATATGCGTTTTTTATAAATCCTAGTTGTTTTTTGCATAAATCAATATTCGGAGAAAAAACAACCGGATATAGTTTATCAATATCTTTTATATTAAAAGCCTTGTTGTAATATGTGTCGTCTATTGTATTATTTCTTGCTCTCACATGAATTGAGATTAAATCATCATCATTTTCTGTTTTGAAATGATTTTTAATTTTATTATATTCTTCATAAGCTTTATACATATAATCCTCGTTATTATAAATCATGTGTTGTATTTCAATAAATACCTCTTTTGTAATATATTGAAATGCTTGAAAGGAACCTTGGAGCATTACATTTTCATTATATTCCGGAAGATCATTGAAAGATCTTTCTACCCTTTCAATATGATTTTTAAATTTTATTGTTTGAAAATCATGATCTGACAAGACATCGACCTTATCTGTTACAAGAGAATTTATTGTATTTTGAAATACGGGGTATTTATTATACTTTTTAGAATAATAAATAACAGCTCCAATTTGAAAGAGTTGTTTACCAATCCCATTTGATAGCTTACAACTAACGATATCTTTCATAAGTTATGTATAATATATTCTTTATTTCTTATATAAAACAATAAGCTTATTAAAGCTATAATGGGTAAGGCTTTTAATTGTCAAGGAAAAGTTGCTGGATGTTTAGGATTGTGGTTATTATCCATTATGGGATATATGATATATTTAAAGGAAAATGATGAAATTTTGTTTTTCAAGATTGGACCAAACAAAAATGTGAAATTTATAGGTATTGTAATAGATACTTGGGAAAAATGGAATCTATTAATAATATTTACAGCTATTACACAATCATTAAAGATGTTTGCTGACGAAATTATCAGCCCTTGGATTATAAATACAATAATGGATGAAAAAACAATAATAGATAATAGAAATTTTAACTATTATAAAACACAGATTATTTGTCAGACCTATTATTTATTTTCAGCAATAGTAAAAATTTTTCAAGTAAGTATATCAATAACCCAAATTGATTTTGTGATGGTGTATATATTTACAGATATTGCAATATCAATTTATACAACAGATATGTATATAAAGAGTAAAACAAGTGAATATTCATCATTGATATTAAAATAATTTTATTCCAATAATATAGATAAATGAAAGATAAAGAGTCTACAAAAGGCAAAATCGATAAAATGAAACAAAGAAAAGTGAAAGGAGTAAGTGGAGATAGAAAAGTCTATCAAGGTCCCAATGGAGGATTATATGTAGTATCATTATGCAATGGCGAAATGAAAAAAAGATATATAAAAGATAATAAATGCACAGTTTAATTTTCTCATTTTTTCTTAATTTCGACAAACCAATTTTGTTTTTCCCATGATATTTCATATGAAATATCATATTTTTTTTGAATTTCAACTAACATATCATTGAAAGTTTTCAAGTTATGTATATAATAAAACCTATCAATTTGATAATCTTTATTTTTCGAATTCCATTTAACAATATTGGGACCCAATGTGAAATCCCTATATTTAATATTTTCTGGATTATCGTATTTTTCAAATGACCATACTGAAATAAGAATTCTACCATTTTCATTTAGACAATTAATCATATTAATAATAGCATTTATTTGCATTGAAACATTTTCAAGATGGTGTAATGATGCTATACATAAAATATCATCAAATTTACCAAATAATTCTGGAGTCAATTCTAACATATCCACTTTATAAGCATTTAATCCTTTATTTTTACAGATTTGAATTAAATTATTTGAAATATCAATACCTATACAATGATAACCACAATTCGATGCATAAATTGAGTTTTTTCCATTACCGACACCAACATCTAATAATGATTTTCCATATCCATTTTTTATAAAATTACATACATTATGCCATATCCTCACACGACTGTCATCGAATTCTTTACTTATGATATCATAATGGTCTTCTATAATTTTATTATGTGTCATACTTGAAAAGTATATAAATACAATATATATAGAATAAGTATACTTTGTTGGTGTCTTTGATAATGTCAGTTTTTATTATTAAGAGAGATAATACAGTACAGGAATATGATGTGAAAAAAATCGTAAATGTTTTATCAATGGCATTTACAAATTCTTCAACTGTATGTAATAACATGGATATTCTTGTAAAAGATATTAATGATGATATCTTCAAATCGGGTGGAGATAAAATTCATATCGAAACAGTACAAAACATTGTCGAGAAAAACCTTATGAATCACAAATATTTTGATACAGCAAAACATTACATTGAATATAGAAAATCAAGACAAGAAAAAAGAAACACAGACGGTTATCTTTCGAAAATTCCAGATGATGTAGAAACACCTTGGGGGATGCTTGGTTACATTACTTATAAAAGAACATATGCTAGAATTATTGATGAAAATGAGAATACTGAAGAATATCGTGATACTATTTTGAGAATTTTGAAAGCTTCTCAGACACAACTAGGTGTTGGTTTTACTAACAATGAACTAAAGAAAGCATATGAACACATGATGTCTTTGAAATGTAGTGTAGCTGGAAGATTTGCCTGGCAACTTGGAACAAAGACTGTAGATAAACTTGGAATTATGAGTTTGCAAAATTGTGCTTTTGTCAAAATTGATGAACCTATTAAACCATTTTTGTGGATATTCGATGTATTGATGCTTGGAACAGGTGTTGGATTTAGTATTGAGAAAAAATATGTAGAAAAACTTCCTCCAATTATTGATGCTGATATTACAGTTACTAGACAAGATACAAATGATGCTGATTTCATCGTCCCTGATTCAAGAGAAGGATGGGTATCACTTTTGGAAAAAGTACTTGAAGCATATTTTATCAAAGGAAAATCATTTACATATTCGACAAAACTAATTAGAAGTGCAGGGTCTAAGATCCATGGATTTGGCGGAATTGCAAGTGGACCAGAAGATCTTGTGAAGGGTCTTAATAATATTCAAAAAATTCTTTCGGTGAAAAAAGGCAAGAATCTATCAACTATTGATTGTCTTGATATTGTAAATATTATCGCAACAGTTGTTGTTGCAGGTAATGTAAGAAGATGTCTGCCTGGAAATAGCATGGTTCATACTCAAAGAGGTTTGAAACAAATAAAAGATATGAAAGTTGGTGATATGGTACTTACATCAAAAGGATATGATGAAGTATCAAATGTTTTTATTCAAGGAAAACAAGATATCATCACGATTAAGACACAAGATGGAGAATTCAAATGTACACCAAATCATCGCATGGCAGTATTAACATCAACAAAAACATATGAATGGAAAATGGCAAAAGATTTGAAATATGGAGATTATTTGATGTCTACACGAAATGCAATTGATGGAAGATATACAAGACTACCTTATAGTAATTCAGTAATTGTTCCTGGATTAGATGAAAATACAGCATGGTTTGTTGGTTTTCTACAATCAAAAACACCATATGAAGTTCATGATGAACTATCCTATGTATCATTCAAATTTCATAAAAATGAATATACAATCCTAGAAAAGATGAAAAATATCTTTTATCAAATGGTAGATGATGACAGTTTTTATATGGAAATCAATGAATATAATGATGAATATTGTATCATATCATTTTCATCACATGATGTTTTCTCATATATAATGCAACATATTGTTATGACAAATAAGGTGCCTGAATATATTTCACAAGGAACATATAATATCAGAATGTCATATCTAGGTGGAGTTATTGATGGTAATGGGTATAATACATCAGAATATTGTGTTATCACAGATAAACTAGTATCAGATATTCAAAATGTATGTTATTCTTGTGGTATTGAAACTAAAAAATATAATGGACTCCTAACTGCTGTAACAAATCACACTATTTCAAAACTTCATAGTATCGAAGTATTGATTAAAAAAGATTATATTTCATATTTTTACAATAAATATAAAATTGGAATTAACTCATTTCCTATTAAAATGCTTGATGGTTTCAGAAGATATGAAAATATCAAGGATCGTCTAGGTTTTAATATGAAAAAGAAAATTACAGTAAATACATTCGAAGAATGTTTTGATGAAATTTCTTATTGTCCTGTAAAAGTTATGAATGTAGGAAATGAAACAGAGTATGTAGATACATATGACATTGAAGTAAAAAATTATCACGAGTTTTATTGTAATGGTTATTTAACACATAATTCGGCATTGATTGCACTAGGAGATAGTGACGATAAGGAGTATTTGATGGCAAAAAATTGGAGTTCTGGTAATATTCCAAATTGGAGATGTATGTCAAATAATTCTATTGTATGTGATGATATTGAAAAACTTCCACAAGAATTTTGGGATGGATATAATGGGACAAGTGAACCATATGGACTAGTAAATCTTGAACTATCAAGAAAATGTGGAAGAATTAAGGATGGTGACAAATACCCTGATCCTGATGTAGTAGGTTATAATCCGTGTGCAGAACAATCTCTTGCAAATTTTGAAACATGTTGCTTATCTGAAATTTATCTATCAAATATCACATCATACGATGAACTGAAAGAAATTGCTACAATTGTTTATAGAATTTGCAAACATTCACTTGCTCTTAAATGTCATCAAAAAGATACTGAAGATATTGTACATAAAAATATGAGAATGGGAATTGGTATTACGGGATATATGCAATCTTCTGAAGAACAAAAAAGTTGGCTAGGTCCTCTATATGAATATTTGAGAGAATATGATAATCAGTATTCTGATAAGAATAACTTTCCTCGTTCTGTCAAAATAACAACAGTTAAACCAAGTGGTACTTTGTCTCTTCTAGCTGGTGTAACATCAGGATGTCATCCAGCAATTTATCAATATTTCATCAGAAGAATTCGAATTGCATCAAATAATCCACTTATTAAACTATGTAAATCAAAAGGATATAATATTGAATATCAAAGAAATTTTGATGGAACAGATGATAAAAATACTATGATTGTAGAATTCCCTTGTTGTTATCCAATTGGTTCTAAACTTGCGAAGGATATGACAGTTATTGACCAACTTGAAACTGTTAAACATCTTCAAACAGAATGGAGTGACAATTCAGTGTCTTGTACAATTTATTATAAATTGAATGAAATTGAAGATATGAAAAAATGGTTGAAAGAAAATTACACCAATAATGTAAAAACTTGTTCATTTTTGCTTCATAATGAACATGGATTTCAACAAGCACCATTTGAGGAAATTACTGAAGAAAAATACAGAGATATGATGTCAAAAGTTGTACCAATTACAAGTGGTGCTATTAATCTAGATGATGATCTTGATTATTCGGCTGAATGTGCGGGAGGTGTATGTCCAATTAGATAAAAAATTTGAAATAAAAATAATTGAATGAAATAAAAAGCACATGTCAGCTGGGACATCATATGCTATACACGGATGTAAATTGTTTGCAAAAAGTTCGAATTATCCGAGTGTAGCAAAATTTTCATCAACATTAGATGAAACATATCTATTACTTGTAGCAAACAATTGTAATAATTATTTTTATAATGATGATAAAAATGCTAGTGTATTAGGAACTTCTGTAACTAATACAGGAACACGACCATTATATGAAACATATATTGGAAGTAAAATCAATAGTACTATTGATAAAATAGCGACATTTAACGAGAATGAAATATTCTTAAATAAGACAACTAATATATCGGGTGATTTTTTACCAACAATAGACGAAAACTATGATTTGGGTAGTGAAACTAAAAAATGGAAGGATTTATATCTATCTGGAACTACAGCAAAAATCGGGCAAATTTCTTTGAAAACAGATAATAACTCTTTATTGATAACAAAAGATGGCAAAATGTCGGATTTAAGGGTAAAAAATGTGAAAATCCCAGTATCTGAAGATTCTTTTAGTAAATATGTTAGTGTTAGTGTAAATGATAATAACAAACTTATTTTGGAAGCAAAACATAATGAAAATTTAATTGAAACTATCAATATTTCCCAAATGAATACAGATACAATGATTGAGGGTTCTAATTTATTTTTTACTTGGGAAAGAGCAGGGTTGGTATCATATTCCTCAAATCAAGAAACTTCTAATTATGCTAGGGAAATTGTTGAATATACATCTAATGAAATAAGTACAAGGATAACAAATTTAAATGCTGATGAAATAGCGGATGGTATATCACAACGATTTATTATAAATGACACATATGACACAAATTTAAATATATTAGGGACATTGACTACAAGTAATTTAAATGTTATTGGGGAAACTACTATTGTTGAAACAACAGAATATAATGCTGAAAAAATGCATATTATACACGATGATTATGATGGTCCAGCTTTGAGAATCGATCATTACACTAATGTAACAGATGAGATTATGTCAACCTGGAAATTTGATTCTGGGGGTACATCAAATCCTATAATGATGATAAAAAATAATGTTAATCACAAACCTATAATAGGTATTGGAATTGAAAATCCACAACATACAATTGATGTAGATGGTGATATAAATGCAATACATTTTATTGGAAATGGTAAATATCTAAATGAAGTAAATTTGGAAGATCGTAATTCCGATATGTTAGCAGAAGGACTTGGTAGTAATTTTTATTATACTGATGAAAGACGAATAGGGATGTCTAATTATGTTTATGATGTAAGAGAAGAATTATGGAATCAAGTTACCAAATTAACATTGGATCAGGTTCATCAAGGAACATCAAATAAATATATTATAAATGATGTATATTCAAGTGACCTGTATGTAGCTGGTAAATTAATGGTAACTGGAATTGACATTGTTGATTTGGATTATATTATGTCTCGTGAAGGAACATTATCAAGTGCTGGAAACATATATGATTATGTCTCAACATTAACATCGAATACTATGATAGCTGTAGTATCGCAAGAAATTGATAGAAGTTTAGCTGAAATAGATATTGTTTCAACATTATCAGAAAATACAGTGGGAGATATTTTAACGGAACAAATCAACAATAGTATAATCAATTTAGGATTAACATCATCAAATGATGTGAATGATCAAATTATTAATTATCTATCAGACAATAATTCGTCTGCATCTCCTTGGAATGATAATACAGATTATATATCATATTCTAGTAAAGTATTGATTGGTAATGGCGTACAAGATATTACACCAAATGGAGTTCTTCATATATCAAATACAAGTGTTTCTGCGAGTGCAAATTCCGGATCAATCGTTTTGGATTATAATGAAACACATGGGAGTTCAAGTATTATATTTCGTTCGAAAGAATTTCGAGAAAATAATTATGGATATATAGAATTTTCCGAATATGATAATGGTACATTTTTCAGAATTGGAAGTCGTAATATAAATTCGAGAAATGTTGAGATAGTACACAATAACGGTTATTGTGAATTGAAAACAAATTCTGGTACATGTAGTATTGGCAAAGACACATCAGTTACACTAGATGTAACAGGTAATAATGAATTTGATTCAATGACAAAACTTCGTGTTATCAATAATTCACAAATATATGGCAGATCACAAATACAAATAGTTGGAAGATTTGAAAATGGAAATGACGCTTGGAATTTATCAACAGGAAGATGTAATTTGATTTTCAGTTTAAAAACATCAACTGATTCTCCAATATTTGATCAAAATGCAATTCAGTCTTTTGCAGGTAATCTAGGATTTTTCACAAATGCAAGTATGAATTTTCCTCAAGTTGAAATAAGGGCAAATGGAAACAATTATCAACGATTTGGTAGTCCATATTGGGCATCATTTTCAGATGAAAGAATAAAAGAAGAGATAACAGAAGCAGATTATGCAAAATGTTATGAAAATATCGACAAATTATCATTAAAAAGGTTTAAATTCAAAGATGGTGTGAAAAATTTAACCTCAAATGATAAATACAAACTTGGATATATTGCACAAGAAGTACAGGAAATATTTCCCAAAAATGTAAATACATCTTCGATAAAGATTGAAAATGAAAATGAAACAATAGATATAAATGATTGTTTATCAATTGATATTGAACAAATAAATATGTCTTTACATGGATGTGTCAAATTTTTGATAAATGAAAATAATCAATTAAAAGAAAGGATAAGTAATTTAGAGAAAATAATTAATATCTGAAAAAATAATAATTTATTGAATTAGGGGCAAGAATGTCTTATGGTAATTATGTTCCTACAACTGGATACAAATTGTTTGCCAAAACTTCTAATTACGGTAGCGTAGCCAATTTTTCATCAACCATAGATGATGCACATCTTTTATTAGTAGCTAATAATTGTAACAATGTTTTCTACAACGATCAACATAATGCGGCAGTCATTGGAGCAACATCCACAATAATCGGAGAAAATCCGTATTATGAAACTTATATTGGAATAAAAACAGCTGGAAATACTGAAAAAATAGCATTATTTGATAGCGATGAAATAAAACTCAAAAAAAATACAATAATTACAGGTGATTTGTTACCTTCATCAAACGAAATTTATAATTTAGGGAATTCAAATTATAGATGGAAAGATTTATATTTGTCAGGAAATACTATCAATATGGTAAATGTAAATGGAGAAGTACAAAGTATATCGGCTGGAGCATCCGGATTTGAGATGAAGGACACAAACAATAATCCAATACCAGTTGTTGTAAAAAATCTAAGTATTCCTAGTTCAGAAGAAGGTAAATTCTTTAATTTAGGTGTCAGCGAAACAGGAGAAACAGAAGTAAAAACTGTTGAAATACCGGCTCCTGTAGAAGGTCAAGAACCACAACCACCTATCGTGAGAGAAACTATCAGTTTATCCAGAATGAATACCAACACTATGATAGAAGGGTCCAATTTATTTTTCACACATGAAAGATCAGGTTGGATATCATATTCTTCAAATCAAGAAACATCAAATTATGCTTCAAATTTGAATAAAGAAAATATGGATTATACAAGTAATGCAATATTAACAACTTCGAATTTGATAAGTACACGCATTAGTGAATTAACCGGTGATGAAATTGCAGATGGGTCATCACATAGATTTATTGTAAATAATATATATGACACTGAATTAACTGTAAAAGGAACTATAACAGCAAGTAATTTGACTGTTTTAGGAGAAACTACTGTGATTGAAACTGTTGAATATACAGCAGAAAAACTTCATATTATACATGATGATTACGAAGGACCAGCATTAAGAATTGATCATTATACTGATATAACAGATGAGGTTTTCTCAACATGGAAATATCAATCTGATGGAAATTCAAATTCTTTAATGATGATAAAATCTGACAATAATAAACCAAAAATAGGTATAGGCAAAATTGATCCATCACATACCTTAGATGTATTTGGTGATATATATTCATCTAGCAAAATACACGGAGAAGGTGATTTGAATATATCAAATATTCAAACTCGTGGAAATATATATACAAATGATATATCATCTTCTAATATAGTAGCGACAGATGATATAACAGCAACGAATTTTATTGGTTCTGGAGAACAATTACATAGTGTTAATTTATTAGATAGAAACACAGATTTGTTAACAGAAGGAACAGGAAGTAATTTCTATTACACGGAAGAAAGAAGAATCAATATGTCAAATTATATAGGAGATGTAAGAGATGAGTTATGGGAACAAGTTGGTAATAGAACACTTGATTCAATGTATCAAGGAACATCAAATAAATATGTTGTAAATAATATTTACGACGGAGATTTATATGTTGCTGGTAAATTGATGGTGACAGGTATTGATATTGTAGATATGGATTATATCATAGCACAATATGGATCAACTGCTAGTTTCGGTAATGTTTTCGGACTTATTTCTGAAGTGACTTCAAATCTAGTAACACAAGAGGTAAGTAATACATCAAATGAATTAATTGAGTATATCAATAATTCTGTATCAGATACCGCGTTTTGGAACTATGAATTATCAAGCAATGTAAGTGGTATAACATTAACTGATGCTTTCAGTGTTGAGAATTTACCATTTAAGCATATTGTAGATGAAGGAAATTTAAGTTCTAATCAATATCGTAGAATCTATGATATATCTGTTATATCACAACCTGAAAATACATTAGAAGAAGATTCTATTTCTTTATTTTCAGGAATAATTAATATAACATATGACAGAAATGATGATAACATATATAACATACAGATGCCTATAACAACTACAGTATTATATTCATATTTTCCATTATCAGATTTCACAGTAAATGTAAATACTATTTCTTTGAAAGACACTATTTCGGCAGAAGGAGTTACTGAGACAATATTTGAAATAACATTTGATGATGCTGGTATTGCCGGAACATATGGAACTAACAATATAAGCATAGATGCATTAAATGGAGAAACTAAATTATCACTCATTGCAAGATAAAAAAAAGTTAATGAAGTTTTAAAATATATAATGTTTGATTTAATACAACTTTAATTTCATCTAATATGGATTGTAAATCATTGTCTTGTTTTTTATAAATACTATCAATTTTTTTGATAGTATTTTCCAAATATTCATAGAAATTACCATTATATGCATTTAGATTTAAATGTTTTTTAGTTTCTGCTTTTTTCCTACCATATTTTCCAATATATGTTTCTAAATATTTATCATATAATGTATTTATTTTGTTATATAAATGGTCTGTTGCTTTGTGTTCAACATAACTTTCTGTCATAATATGACAATATTTTATATTTGAAATAAATTCAAATAAGAAGTGTGTAATGTCGTTATTCATCTATTAAATCCTTATAAAATTGTTTGACACTTTTGTGACATATAAATGAATCTTTATCCAAATCAATAATTTTGATAGAATTTAAATTTTTTGCTCGTGATAAAGCAGTATATAGTTGTCCTGGGGCGAAAATACATGTTCCACCATCAACTTCTATAGCATCAAGCGTTGCTCCTTGTGATTTATGTATCGAAACAGCATATGCTAATTTTATAGGCATAAATTTAATATATGTTTTAGTGTTTTCATTAACATCTTTGTGATAATATATTGTAAACAAATTTTGATTTTTATCTTTGATTTGTACATAAGATGGAGATAATGAAGTAATTATACCCATTGTTCCATTAATAAGTCCCTTATCGATATTTACATTTCTTGTTACCATAACTTGAAGACCTTTATATAATTGAATAACATATTCTGATGTTTTTATTTTTTTATCATTTGAGATTGCATTGTATTGCATAATATCATTTTCAGAAAAATTAGAATTAGTAAAGTATTCTTCAAGTGTAGGAGGATAACATTGTATAATATTTGAATTTACAGGTAGGAATTTATCAAAATTGTGTTTATTAATTTGATCAACATGAGATGCGAGAGAAAATAGTTTTGTAGGGATGATGTTATTATATTCTGTGTTTTTTAATTTTTTTAATTGATAAAATGTTTTTTTGGAACATTTACCAAATCTTATCTCGCCTAAAATATTTTGTAAATCAATATCTTCTTTTTGACGAATATATTCATCTAGAACAATATTTTCAAAATGACATTCTTTCCATAATTTCGAAGTAAAACAATAATCACCGTTTACGGGAGAAAGTTGACAGAAATCTCCTACAATAATAATTTGTATATCTCCAAATGGTTTTTGATTTGATTTGATTTTTTGTAAAATTTCTGATATTTTTTCAAATAATGTACAATCTATCATACTTATTTCATCAATTATCAATGTTTTTAATTCATATATTTCTTTATATTTTGTTGGATACATTTTAAGTTTTTTGATGATTTTATCAACATTAATATCGCCGATACCAAGAGAGAAATAAGAATGAATTGTTTGACCATTAATAAGAACAGCGGAACAACCAGTTGAAGATGTTACACTAAAGTTGATATTATTTGTTTTTAGATATGTGATAATTTCTTTTAGTGTATATGATTTTCCTGTTCCGGGAGGACCTGTCAAAAACAAATTTCTACCATTTGCAATTGCATCAACCGCGTTTTGTTGTTTTTTGTTCAAAGAAAACATAATAAAAAAGAATAACAATTAAATATCATTTTTTTAACTTTTCCACTTATGACCACATACAATACAATTGAAGAATTGTGTCATATTTTCATCACCAGACCTAATTTGTAGTTCATAATACGATATTTTATTATTTTTACATTTACCACATTTAATAGCATCTGTCATAGAAACTTGTTTAACTTCATAAGCTGCTTTCAATTTCTCTTTTTGTTTATCAACAATTTCTTTCCATCTTTCAGGAAACATTTGTTGACAAGACATATATGACAATTCATGAGGTTTAAATTCATTTGATTTTAATCGTTTAATAAGATTTTTGTTACCAATATAGCTATCTGATTTCAAATTTGAATAAATAGATCTAGCATTATTTAAATAAGTATCTGCAAAAAGTTGTGTATTCCATGATAATTGGATATTAAGAGAATTAGCATAATCAATAGTTGAATTGAAAACACCAATTTCAATATCTGTGACAATATTTTGATCTAAATCTAGATTATTTTGAAGTAAATCTCTGAATTTATTTCGAATTTCATTTTGATTATGAATATATTTTGTCATATTGATATTATAAATAATAATGATTCATTTTTTTAAATATAGTCAGCTATTTTTTTTGTTGGCTTTTGTATGTAATGTATATAAATGATTAAGATTAAAAATGCAGAAGATATTGCTATGATAGGATGTGATGAAACGATTAATGATATAATTAAAAATAGAAGCAATGATAAAAGAATTATTTCAGGTATTTTTTTGGGAATATTTTCTTTATACATAGTTGTGACCAGAAATACGACATAGAAAAATATTGTCAAGTACATAATGACTGGGTTATTTTGTACATAAAGTGCATTCGATTTGCCAATAGCATTTGATGCTAAATTTCCATAAATCATTGTAAATGATGAAAAAAATGCAACAGATGAAACAAATAATATATCGTCCATTCTTCTAATATGTATTTATAAAAATAAAAAAATGATAGTTTACTGAATCAAAATTAAATTATGTTTCAGTTGGAAAAGTATATTGAAAATGATTTCAATTTAATGGAAATATATTTGATAGCAAAAAGAAATGAAATCAGTATTGATATAAATTTGAAACCAACTATTATTGAAAAAATCAGAAAAAAATATTCAAATTGGAAGAAAACAAATCATGCAATTTTTAAGAAAAATAAAATGCAATATCAATATGAAATGAATAATGATAATCAAATTGTTTTTACAAAAGATATTATTGATCGTGATAGTATTGAAAATATTGAAGTTTTAACATATAAATATTGTAAAATTCCAACATATATGTTTCCATGTGTCAATGATATAGATGAAAAAGTTGAATATGAAACTTATGAATCCAAGATAACAAATAGGATTTCATTGATTATTAGAATAAATGAATATGCATCATCTGTATATATTGAATATAAACATTCTGTACAAGCAGAAAAAGAAAAAAATGAAATAATTTTGAAAGAGATTATTAGAAATATTACAGATGCTACAATTTCGTAATTTTATTCAATTACATTTTGACAAAAATACACCAGAATATGAATATTTCAATGGTTTTACAACTGTAAATATGTGTAATCCGATCAATCGTGAAAATATTAAGAATATCAGAAAAAAGTGGATCATTGAAAACTATAATGATTTTCAATCAAATAATGTAAACGAATATGAGCAATTTTATGAAAACAATATTGTTGATAATTATAGTCATAAGTTTAATCCACCTGAATCTTATTACACTGAACCAATTATTGATAAAAAAGAAACAGATGATATTGATGATCATTATGATAATATTTCTAAAAAATATTCAAGAATTGTTGAATTAAATAAAATTAATAACGAATATGATGTTGTAGATATGGAAGAAGACTATGATGGGTATAATACAGAAGATTCTGTTTCTTCATATATCACATTAGATGATGAAAGTTATTATGATGAAGAGTATGATGAATACGATGACTATATAGAATTTGATGAAGATTTTGACTATTAAATAATAAGCATATTGAAATATTTTTTTAATTTTTTTAATTGTAAAAAATAAAAAAATGACACATATATAAGAAAATGACATATATATACAATCACAATGGTATTTCTTTCAAAAAATGTTGATGTTAACAAACTTCGTTATTCTGAAATGAGAACACTTGCTTCTGGTGCCAAAACTGTTTATGTAAACTATGGATCTGAAAAACTTACAATTCAAACACCTGTTCTATATCTTCCATATGGACTTGGTGAACCATATGAAGCAAAAGACGGTGTATCAACAGCTGATAAAGACAAAAAATATGACCTTACAATGTCATTCAGGGGAATGGATGAAAATCCCAAGATTCAAACTTTCCACGATAAACTCAAAGAAATTGAAAATAAAATTGTAGAAGATGCCTTTGCAAACCGTCTTGCTTGGTTTAAAGATGATTTTGATGGCAATAAATCATTTGTATCAAAACTATTTACTCCTATTGTAAAAGTTGATAAAGATCCCAACACTGGAAAACCAGTTGGTAAATATCCACCAACCTTTAAGGCCAAACTTCCATATGATAATAAGTCAAATACATTTACATTTGATTCATATGATATGGAAAACAACGAAGTTGAATTTGAAAATATTATGAAATCACTGAAAGGTGCCAAAACACAACTAATTGTACAACTTACTGGAATTTGGTTTGCAGGAGGTAAATATGGATGCAGTTGGAAGATTATTTCATCCAAATTTCAACTACAACAAGTTACCAAAATGACCTTTATCCAAGATTCTGATGTTGAAAATATCGATGATGATGACGATGATGATATCATTGATACAGATTGTCAACAGAATATTGATGCACAAGGGAAATCTGAAGATAAAAATGAAGAAGAAGAGGAAGTAGAAGAAGAAGATGATGAAGAAGAAGAAGAGGACGAGGAAGAAGAACCAGAACCAGAACCTGAGCCTGAACCAGTGAAAGTTCCAGTAAAGAAAACTGTGAAAAAGGTAGCTAAGAAGTAAATAAATAATTAAAGAATATTTAATAAAAAAGAAATAAAAAATTATTTTTTTTCTCTTGAATAACATAATTCATTAGCGATTTCGTTAACATATATATTCCAACTTTTTTCTGTGAATGAATGGGATATTTTCAACATATTAAGATATTCGTTTATACCAAAAATATTACTTTGAATAGTTTCATATTTTTTCATTATATGATGAGGAATATGTCTACTATGAATATATCTACATATAAGTAGACACCATTTTATATTGTAATCTTTATATTCTTTTTTCAATTCTTGTTCTATATGAAGACATTTTTCAATGGTAGATTTTGATTTTTCTGTATCTAGATTTGGATTTGCTTTCAATTCTGCATAAAAAATTGTTTTCGTTTTTTCATCAATAAAAAGATGATCTCTTTCTTTGAGACCTTTTTGATTTTTTGTTTTTATATCTTTTACAGATGAATATTGTAAAATCAAATCCCTTAATATATTTTCAATACAGTGCCCCATTTGTATATATTGACCATGTTCGAGTTTTCTCTTGATTATAAATGCTAGACTGCTAGAATCTAGGTTTTGTCGCTTTGTCCTAGTTTTTATATATTGATTGTTTACAATTAATTTTTTCAATGTTTTAAATGTGATGTTTTTTGAAATATAAGATTTCATAGTGTCATATATATGTATATAAATTATCCTTATACACATTGTTATGGTGTGATTAAAAAATAAAAATAATCACAGCAATTATTGATGCCATAATAAAAATACCAAGAAAATTTGGACATCCATCATTTGTTATGTTGACATTTGAAAAAGTGCTCATTATAAGTTCCAAAATTTTGTATGAAACATTATTTGAGAAAATAATAAATAAAAAGAATGCAATAAATGCAGATCTTAATTTTGAAGAATACTGAAAATCTTCAAGATTATTTTTTGGTTTTCTTTGTATCGGTTTATCTTGTAGATCCATTGGAGTTATTAACATTATTCTATACTAAAATAATAAATTAAAGTTAAAAACTCTAAATCATCTGATATTTCATATGTATCATATGTATATAACCATCTTGGTAAATTTTGAAAAAAATCATCAGAATGAGATGATAAAGCTTTCATAAAATTACAACAATGCAAATAATTATCATTATAATTCTGAAAGAGTTCAATAACACCATTTGCAAAATCAAATTGATATGATATTTGATTAATATCTGAAGAAAAAAACTTTTGGTCAGTATTCAATGACAAAAGTTGAAATAATGAAATAGTGTTTTTTACATCTTCATATGACATTTTTTCGAACCATCTCACATCATTATAAAACCCGGCTGCTTCCATTACTTGTGATGCTTCGGTATATGCTTGAGTATATGTGTCCCATTTAAAATCTTGTTTGACCTTTCTATTCAATTGATTATAATTGATAAATAAACTAAGATGGCATAATATGATATCTGAAAAAGGTTGTTTTGTATATGGATTTATATTTTGTATATTTGATATATAATATTCGAGTTCTATTGCATCAAATTTATAAATATGTGATTTATCATCTTTGATACAAAACAAATTTTGCAAAGGTATTTCGTTAATATTATCTAATGTAAAAGGATCTGTAATATTTTCCGAAGAAAATGATGTATATTTTGTTATTTTTTTGTAAATGTAATTTCTAACAAATCTTTGAATTTTCAAAACTTGTTTATCATATTTTTTTGCAAATATATTTGTATTAAATAATAAATCGAAGACAAAATTTATCATTTTTCTCTTTTTCATATTCTTATTTAAATATATTGTAAACTGGTTGTATATTTGCATTTTGCTAAACAATACTAAACAAATAGTTTTAAAGATTCTTTTTTTATATACTTTTGAATTTTTGATCTTGTTTTGATAAAATGTATTGTTTTGATATATATATTGAAAAATATCATTAATTGTTTTATCAATGATATTTATTGGCAGATAATGTTTTTGTAAAAAATCTTGTATATCATTTTCCAACATATGTTTTATTTATATCTATATATACATTTATATCTAGTTTGGTTTTTGCCGAATTTGATTAAAACAATTATCTGAACAAAAATCAGTAAATATACATTTTGTCTTAAATTGTTTTTCACAATTCATACATGTTATATTATAATAGCCGTCATTATCTTTTTTTGAGTTTTTATAACATTGTAATGAACAATAATCATTTGAATCATTTATGATTTGATTTTGACAAGTCTTACAACTTCTATTGATATTTTGTATATTATTATCGATATCAAAAGTATGAAAAAGATCACAAGGATCGGATCTTGAAAATGATTTTGAAGTCTTTATTTTAAGGTCGGTAATTTTCATATTCATTACCTTCCTACATAATGATTATCATTTTTTTGTTTAATATTATTTTAATATTATTTTAATATTTCAATATTTTAGGATAAATTGAATGAATATTTTAATCATAGTAATGTGTTGTCCAAATAAACATATATCAGAATCAATTACTTACCAATCTTTTCAATCAATTTTCAATAAAATCAAAACTGTCACACCAATCTATACACGAAATAATGTGAATGATATTAATGAAATTTTGAAAACTCATAGAATATCAGGTATTATAATTGGTGGATCTGAATCAAGAGTTTTACAGAAAAATAGATTGGATGTTCCTGATAAAATATTTAAATATAATGTTCCAATTCTTGGCATTTGTTATGGTTTTCAATTAATGATGGAAAGAATATGTAAGGAATCATCAATTGGAACTTTCAAAAATAATAAAGAAACAAAAACAACAAGATATTTAATAATTGATACACCTATATTAAAAGTACCTAGGTCAAAATATTATTTTTTACATCACGACTATGTCAAACAAATACCAAAGGAATGGTCAAAAGACATAATACAAGGTGAACAAATATGGATGGCACATTATAAAAATATGATAGGTGTTCAATTTCATCCAGAGAAATATCAAACATCTGGTTTAAGATTCTTTTCAAATTGGATAAAACTTTTACATTAGAAAAAGAGTACATTCTTACAAATAATTCAAAATCTGAAAACACTTTTATAAAAATCTAAAATAAAATGTGAAATGTACTCTTTTTCAATGTTTTTAAATTCTTGTAATATATTATGAATGCATGCATATATGCTATATTAAAAAAAAAAATTAAAACTAAGAATAAAGATAAATAATTTGTTCAAAAATTTACAAAAAATGATAATGATAATTTTATATATATCCAAGATATATGACAGATATGACAGATATTGATGAAATTTGCAATCAAATGAATACAGTCTATTTGGATGATCAAATCAATGATATGGTCGAATATGTAACAATGTTAAATATTGATCAAAAGATCAAAGAAACAATATTAAACCTAATTTATAATGATAATTACAATGATTACCTATCTATTTATAATATTTGTGTTGAGAATAATATAGAAATTCCTCCTTCTTAAAAATAAGTTTATAGCTGTTCATTTAATATAATTGTAAGATTTTTATTTTTCTATCTTAATTTTTTCATATTGTTTTAATCTTTCTTTTAACATTGGAAAAAAATATGCTCTCGATAGTTTTGTGCCATTTTAAATCTTCAAAAATGTAAAGAGTACATTCCTACATGTAATTCAAAATTTGAAAACACTTTTATAAAAATCTAAAATAAAATGTGAAATGTACTCTTTTTTATTTATTCGGCAATTCATCAATTGATAATAATATACCTGCGTTTTTATAACTAAAATAATCATATAAATTACCATTTAACTGCACATATTTTTTATCATTCTTGATAACAACTTGTCCAGTGTTTTTTCTCAAAACTTGTGTTTTTTGATGTTTTTGTATTTGTTTATCGTCATTTAAATTAGGAGTGTAAGATAATTCTAAAGGGTTTGCATTAATAGCCCAATTATAACATTTATATCCGTTATCCTTTGGTTTATTTTGTACAGAATTTATAATACAATCAAATGAAGCCGCCTTCAACATATCAAGAAATTTATTAATAATATTTTCTTTTTTATTTGCAATTTGCAAAATATGTTCGTCAGTTGTTATACCATTATCTAATGTTCTTAATGTAAAATCCTTATTCAATTGTTTCTTCGTAAATCGTATTATATATGTAAAGATTTGAACATTTCTATCTTCTTTTGGAAGAGTTTCATGTGAACATGTTCTAACAGCTCTTCCAATTACTTGATTTATTCTTACTGAATTCCAGAAATATTCCATTATTAAAACCCTTCTGACATTTTTTAAAGAAATACCTTCTGCACCAGATTGTGTAATCATCATAATTTTTACAAGTTTACCATATAGTTGATCTCTATTTGGCAAACTATTTAGAATATTATCAGGTAATAAATCAAAGGAACCATTAAAAAGATTCATAAGAATATTGGTTTTAACTCTATCATTATCAAAAATAACATATCGTTTATTATCATATTTTTTATCAAATATTGCTAAATCATCAAAAACATACCCATCGTCTGTCTTTTTTAAAGTTATTTGGACATAATCTCGTTTATTAAGACATTTTGAAAAAATTCCTAGACCTTCTACCGTTCTGAATTGAGAATATATTAATGCAGTACCTGGACAAGTTTCAATATCTTCTATCATTTTGGCATATTTGGGACTATATAAATTTCTTAAATTTTCAATAGATAAATAATCTCCTTTTTCAATTTCAGTAATCGCTTTATCCAAATTATTTTCATAAACAGATCTACTTTTTTTTAATAACTCTTTTGTATCGTTTTCACGAATTTCATCATCATCTATATCAATTTGTTTTTTCATCATATTACGAATATCTTGTGGAAATTCTCTATTTATATTTTCTGGAAATGCAAAATTGCAAACCATTCTACTAAAAGCTCTATATACTGAAACCTTATCTGCTAAAATACCAGACTTTCTATATTTCGATTTTTTGTTAATATTATCAAGTGCTCTTTCCTTATCACGGACATCTGTATATAGAGATATTTGATGAGATGTCATATCGAGATATTGTATAACATTAGGTAAAACAGTTGGAAATAGTTCAGTTCCAGATGTTTTATAATAACTTAATGTTCCAAGTATTCTTCTTTGAAATAAATCTTCATTTTTAACAATTAAATTTTCAGCATCTGTATCATCTATAAAAAGTTTATTAAAATTAACATCATCAACTGGTAATGCGAGATTTTCAATATTACCAGTTTTAATACCTATTTTCATCGATTTTATTTGATTCAAAGTATTAATTATATTTTTTACAAGTTCACTGTCATCTTTTTTCCATAATTGTTTTTTAATATAATCATTATCTCTTACATAATCTTTCGGTAAAAAGTTAAATTTTATTTTTTTTTCAATATGATTATATGAAATCTCATCAATATATTTATAGAGATTATTGGTTTTTAATATCTCTATTAATTCATCCTTTGATTTTTCTATTGAGTTTTTTAATAATCTCAGTTCATATTCAATTAAAGGACCTCTTATTAAATTAATTAAAGAAGCTATTTCATATGGATTATTGATTATTGGTGTACCAGACAATAAAACAATTTTACAATTTTTTGCATACATTATTGAATTATATAAGCTTCTTGCTAATCTTGAACCATTCACAACTCTACTTATAAAATTATGAATTTCGTCAATTACTATAAATGAATCATCAAAACCATTATTTTTATATTGAGTAGTGTTTTTTTGTGTTAATCCATTGTAACTTATAAAATTATATCGATTTTTTATAATATTACTTATAATATTGTCTACATCTGTTTTATTGCGATTCGTCAATTTATTATATGAAGTTTTTTCTTCAATAATTTGAGCATCTTTAATATCATTTTGGTATAATGGTATCCATATTAAATCATTTTTGATCAAATTTGTTGAAATTGCATATTTATCAAATACCTCTTTTTTATTTTTTGTTTTGATTAATGACCATGTTTTCTTTAAATTAAGACCTATTTTTGATATTTTTATTAATTCGTTTTCATAATTTTGAGCTAAAGATGCTGGTGTTAAAATATATACCTTTTTTCTTTCAATATATCCTTCAGCTGCTGCAATTGATGCTGCAGATTTACCCGAGCCTAATTCGTGATATAATAAAATACCACGATATGGACTATCAAATTGTATATAATCCTTGACTATTCTTTGTTGTGGAAATAATTGAAGCGATTTTGAAGATATATCACATTCATTCTTTGAACATTCGCAAGATAATTGTGGTGTATTTATGGAATATTTAGAAGGATGAAATGTATTATAAATAAATTTATTGTATCCAATTCTATTTGATAAAATCCATTTTTCAGGTTTTACTTCCAAATCCATCTTCTATTTGTATATAATATATATATTAAAAACGAAAATGTTTTAAAAAAAACTGTTTGAGACAAATTTCTGATTCGTTTTTCCAAAGACACGTGTCTGAGAATCAGAGAAGATGGCTTTTGGCAGAGCGTGGTCTTCCTTCCAGAGCAATGGTGCTGCCAAGAATGGTGAAACCGGTGACGGTAATGAAGGTGACAAGCAGCACGACACGCGTGCAGTCAAGGGAGGAGAAGGCTCTGGTGACGCGGGTACAGACAATGGGGGAGAAGGCTCTGGTGACGCGGGTGCAGACAAGGGAGAAGGCTCTGGTGACGCGGGTGCAGACAAGGGAGGAGGAGGCTCTGGTGACGCGGGTGCAGACAAGGGAGGAGGAGGCTCTGGTGACGCGGGTGCAGACAAGGGAGGAGAAGGCTCTGGTGAGGCGGGTGCAGACAAGGGAGGAGAAGGCTCTGGTG